ATTTCTAAATTCGGCAATTTTACAATACTTCTGCTGGTCTTTTTGATATGAAGTGGTCATTCTTTGAATTGATGGCATCAATCCATCTTTTTCACTCGTAGCAACACCAATCAGTTCTTCCAGTACTGAGGCATTGGCTTTCAACGCCTCACTTAATTCCATCTTTTCCATAATATTTTTTATTTACCAGTTTCCAAATTGTTTTTCTTATAATCCTGCCATGAGTCGGCGAGCTGCCCCACCGAAGCGGAAGTGTAGAGGTCAAGTATATGAATCTCGTCATCGGCAAGCTCCACAAGCTCGTTCCGATAGATCTTCTCCGCAAGCACGTGCGCCGGAAGACCGGGCACGTTCCTGTAAATGCCGTCAGCAATATCCTTACGGATATCCGCTATCACCATATCCTGTCTGTCTATCCCCGTGAACAGGGGAAATTTTGTAAAATCAACTTTCATAATATTCTTAATTAAATACTGTTATCCGCAATAATAATCTATCCATCTGCCTCTTGCATCATATACAAGCATGTGACTGTGCTGTAAAGGAACAAAATAAGTATTTGTACCTCCATCATTCGCATTCATAAAAGTACCTCCCGTAAGTGTCACCCTTGCCGTATTGTATTTCTTTATGAACAACACCTTCCCAACATACGCATCAGGCATCGTGACTGTTATATCGGACGTGTTGGTAAATGATATTATATCATCATTAGAATTCAGCTTTGTACTGACCGCTACAGCCCTTGCATTCAGCGTAAGCCCACGTATGGACACATAACTGTCATTGTTCGGATGAAGGAAAATGTTACCCCCCTCCACGAACAGAGGAATGCTCAGGGTCTTGATGTGCATCCCGATCATGGCATTCGGACTCTGTATGTCAATTCCGGCATCATACGATATCCCTTCGATTGTGACAAATTTCGTGTTCCCTCCGATTTTTACACGTGCAAATGTCCTTTCGTTATAAAACTCTATCTGTCCGGCGGATAGGTTGAAACCGACATGGGAATCCGTCCCCTCATAAAGAGTTTTTGAGGACAACATACCGGAATCCATGGAAAACGGACCGATACGTCCGCTATCCGCCGTGATTTTTCCGCTGATATCCACATTGACCGCCCTGATACCGTCCGCATCAATCATGGACGCCTTGATCTTCTCGGTCAGCAACAGCTTGGTGGCGATAAAAGTCCAGCTCTGTGCTACCTCCCAGTATTTTATTTTTCCCGAAGCCACATTCTGTTTGGGGGTTTCCGTCGATACCGACGTATGCGAACGGATGCACAGGTACAGCAGGTTGTCATAAAGTACAATGTCGTAAAACTGCTGCCCTTGCTTGCCCTCCAGGTAAGACACAGACGCCTCCCATACACGCATACGCATGCGCGCCCCCTTATCTCCCTTGTCACCTTTTGGAGCAAAACTGACCTGTCCGGTTCTAGTCACCAACGGCATATCACCTCCTTATTCCTTGGTTGTGATGGTCCATGCCACGTTGCCTCCTGCCTGCTGGCACATGTCCCAAGTACACGTGCCGGAAGTGGCTGCTGTACCGGAAGTAGACGGGTTAAGGACTACTCCTGCACTGTCCATGAACACGAAATAGAAAGTCATGTCCTTGTACTTGGTGGTACTTCCACGCTTGACCAGAATGGGCTTATAGACCACCGTGTCACCACTTTCCCGGATGGTCTCGTCCTCGGGCGTGGGATTCAGGATCAAATCAAACGGATCGGACGCATCCATTACGGACTGCGTGTCCTGACCGATGAGCTTGCCGCCCTGGTACACCTCCGCCTTGAACACACCTGTCGTGTCAACCATATCGTTGGTGACGGTCAATGTCTGTGTGGTCTTTCCGCTCAGCACGCTCCACGCACCGTTGACCTGGTTGTACCACTTGTACGCCAGTCCGGTAGTGATCTCGTCACTGCCCATGCGCGCTACGGCTTTCAGAATGCAGCTCTGCCCTTTGTCCCGAAGGGTAAAATACTTGTTGTCACCGGCAATGATCGTCACATGCTTTTGGTTTCCGACCCCCTTGGTAATGGGGATGCTATAGACGAACTGGACGGTGTCGCTGGTATTCCCAACGGTCACGGTGGCTTCACCCTTGATGGTACAAGAGGCCGCTCCGCTCGCCTTGACCAGATTCTTGACGATCTGCAATCCGTAGTAATCCGTCGTACCGGGCTGGTAAGGGATAAACTTGAAATGTCCCGTCTCACCGCCAAACGTGTTGGTGGAGACATTGCCCGAGAACTTGATCTCGACATCATTGAAATACCATTTCATGGAGGAAGGAACCACCAGCCCTTCCGCCACCCGCGAAGAGGTGAGAATGAAGGACAAGACGGGCTTGAGCGAAGCGAAATCCGGTGCGATGTTCGTCGGCGCGGACGCTTCGCCCATATACTCCTGATACAGATCTCCCTGGTTACACTGGATGGCAGGCATGTATACGCCGCCCTTTTGCGAAAATATGACCTGTCCGGTCGCGCTGGCCAAACTCATGACGCTCCTCCTTCCCCGGTCGTTTCCGTACTATCCGTGCCTTCGGAGCTTTCGGTGTTGTCCTCCCCCCAAGAGGCAGGTGTGAATACTTCGACGGGATGGTCCGTACCGTCTATCTCTTCTTTCGCCGCCTGCGGGGTCAGGCAGACGCCGCCCGCTTCCTTGGCCCTGTCAAATACCGTGTCGCCGGGGAAACGTGCCACGTCCGCCTGCCACAATAATACATTGCCATCCGCTGTCCTGTTGCGGATATCGGTCAGATGCAACCGGTCGGCAACCTCCTTCGTTACTTTAATGTAAAATGCCATAATTCTATTGTTTTTAATGTTATCCAAATTTTCTTACTACTACCGCCTTGCCCCCCTGTGTGAGCACCTTGCCGCCTTGTGTCAGCGCCACGTAAGGGCCTCTGTCCTCCACCTCCAGCTTTAACATCATGCCGTTGCTGAAAGGTATCCTGGGAGAGTATCCGTCGGCAACCTTGGCATATCCGGCATCTCCGCTCTTCTTGACGTACCAGTGGCAGTTAAACATGGCGGATGGATTCGGGATAACCCCCATGGTATCCCGAATGACGGGTCTGGGAAAGATGGCGTAAGTCCCATCCGGAACACCCGTAGGTACGCCCTCCCAGTCGGCTTCAATCTTCGGAATCCTGCGGCGTATCACCGTAGAGACTGCCGGGTCCGATGTGCCCGGGGTTGATGCCGGAGTCCCGGAAGCCGCATAGGTGGCCTTGCAGACAATCGTGATGTCATCACCTATATAATTGCGGTCAATCTTATATACATTCTTGTTCAGTGATACAAACTCCCAGTCGTTGTCACCCGCTCCTGTGGTTATCGCCTCCAGCGCTCCCGTAGACAACAGACGGTACCAGAAGAACTTGCATTTGCCCGTAGCCGTCACGTCCGTGTCGCCTACCATCAGTTTAGCCGTGATGGTCTGTGCGGTGATGTCACGCACCGGGTTCCAGTCCAGCGTGGACGGGCTGTCTATCGTCAATACGGGGATCGCATCCGTACCGTCAACCGCGCGGACAAGACAGCTCATCTGAAAAGTAAACAGCTGTCCGGTACGTGTGTCGGCATATTCCGCGTAAAACTCCAGCGTGACGGGTTTTAGGACGGTGACATTTTTTTTCATTGTGATCTGTCCCTTGCTGTCACCGGACTCCGTAATGCTGTAGCCTGTGTTTGTCGATGTGATAAGTGTGCGTGTGGTTCCGATGCGCTCGTACCACTTCATGTTGGTCAGCCTGGAGTTGACCGCCCCGATTTTAGTCACCGCTTCCGGATCGGTGGCGTTGCACCGCGGAAACAGGACCAGCGGTGTCAGCGTATAGTCCGGAGTGTATTCAGCTTTGTCAGCCTGGTAGACCTGCATGTCCGGCACGCTGCCCACCACCTCGATGTTACAACTGGTTTGTAACAGCCGGTAGTTGATTTCTATTTTTCGTTGCTTTGTTGCCATTGTATAAAACCATTTTAAAATGTTACAAAATTCTCCGCCACTTCAAACTGCTGCCCGTCACGCAATAACGCCTGTGCTTTAAACGTACACACCCGCATGTTGGTATAATTCGGTCCGAGATCATCTATCGTCAGAGGAAGATTTTTCCCGGCGCCGGCACGCTTCACCGCCCATGCGTTATCTTCTGATACATTCCCGGTATCACGCGTCCAGCTCACATCAGCGTCAAGTATATGATCTGTCACGTCACGGTTGTACAGCTTGCCGGTAATATATAACGTTGTGGAAAAAGTCTCGATATCAAAATACCACCCCTTTGTGCTGCCGATCTCTATCGTAAATTCCGGGTTCCCTTCCAGCATCGCCCATCCGGCCGCCGCATATTGCGGTTCGTCGGCTGTTCCCGTCATCAGGCACTTCCATTTGCAGCCGTAGTGCCAAACCGTGTCCGCCCGCTCCTGCGTATTGGTGTAAGGATTGTCAGAGGACGCGACTTCGGCCGACCAAAAGCCACGGTCCACCAGTTCCTGTACGGGCAGTCCCTGCCAGTCCACCCGGTAAAGTTCACCGAAGATGCCGGCACGGGCGAATATGTACGAGTGCTTATAGTTGACGGGGAGATTGTCAAACAAATCCAAATTGGGCAAACGCCCCAATATCATGTAATAGTTGTTCTGTTCCAAGACAGGCTTCGTTACTCCTTCCAGCCAGACAAGACATTTATCCGTGGTGGCGGACAAATACCAGTAGCTTTGCCTGTCCTCATTGAAGGCGTTTCCTCTTCTGGTAATGATCGTCAACTCTGTGGGAGGATAGTTTTTACCGCCCGGCACCTCACTGTCCGGGTATGACAACACCGAGATGGAGTTGGCCGGGACATTCTTGGACAGCACGCGCATCCACGAGGCGTAATACTCCCCCGTTGAAAAGAGGTTGTTTACAATCCCGTACACTATATCACCCTCCTGGAATGCGGTGAAGTCATTCTCCCAGCGCTTGCGCAATTTCAGGGTATAAGTTCCGTCGCTCTCTAAAGCCACGGACTCAATGACTCCGTTCTCGGAATATGAGGTGTCGCCTTCCTGTGCGTTCAGACGGTTATAGATGATTTCCTTGAACACTGCGGAGCCGCGTACCTCAAGACGCTCGAACTGACCGCGCCCGTCAGGATAGATACCGGCACCTTTACCGGCAATCATGGAGTCGATGAACTTGCCGAACTTCAATAAGAAATTTGTTCCGTCCGCTTGATCCTTACGAAGGAACATTACTAAGGAGCGCAATGCGGAATACACGTTACTATCCGTGGCCGGTGTAGAGTCATTCCTTCTTATCACATACACACCGCTGCCACCATCGCCCGTATAGGTCTGTCCCTTTAGGGTAAGGCTCTCAACCTTTTCCTCCAGCTCCCCGATACGAGAATAGGCGGCGGTTTCCCCGACAGTATATATAGGGGAATCATAAGCTAAATCAAGATTGAATTCAAATCCGATAACCCTTGACTGCCTTCCGTTCTCGAAATAAGCCTTGTTGATAAGGTTGACCTTTTGACCGATGCTGTAGAGGTTGTGAATGCCATCCTCACGGTATGCGTCATTTGACATCATCGTGCAGCCATAGGTACTCGGGTCTATCTTGGATTTGGCAGCGTACTTTTCAGTCTTTTCCTTCAGCTCCTGCTCGGCGGCACCCACAAGCCCAAGTTCGGTTATTTTCGTACTGTCCCAACCGGAAAGCACATATTCATCTCCATCCTGGGGAAAGAGCACATCACCGGGAAGCGGTCTGCCATAGTCCTCATTCCTGACTATCTCCCAAAGCTGTGCCTCAGGGTTCCATCCGCCATCCTCCAATTTCTCCGGCTTTCCCTCAGGATTGAACTTCACGGCAAACTCCAAACCGTTGAGAAGCCCGGATGCGAAACGTATCCTCAGCTCCTGACCGGGGAGGATATATTTCTCGGAAAAGTTAACACCCGTGTCCCTAAAGCGGTAGGCATTCCATTTTTCCTCGGTGGTTGTACCGTCCTCATTCTCCACCTTGTCCGTCACTTCGATAGTGGTGACATCCGACATGATGCCTGTTCTTCGAGGATAGACTTCATCGAAGATAACCACCTGCTCGACGGCTTCCTCGGTAGTCATATTAGGGTATGCATCAATGTAGGGAATACCCTCGGGCAGCATTAATCTTTTCTGAACCACACCATTCACCACCACCGTTTCATCAACGAGGCGGTAATTTGAAGGAATGTTCCTTGTAGAACCGAAAGCATAGATTCTCGTTGCGTAAGTCGATTGTGAATCCGAACGGGACATTTCCTCTACATTTACACCGATCTCCCAATTAACAGGATCACCGAACTCACAACGCCCGAAATGGATGATGTTTTCAGTCACCCAACATTCGTAATCCCATTTCTTCGCCATCTCAAAACAAGCGTCAAGGATGTTGATGTTGTCGTAACTCATCAACTGGGACTTGTTTTCGACTGTGGAATCAATGGAGAAAACAAAATCCTGTCCTTTGTATGTGTAACCAAGAGCTTTCAAATTTCTAAGGACTATACCGGCTTGTACGTCAAGCGGAGCGGTCAGGTTCCAGGACGCCTCCTGTCCGGTCGTCTCCGGGGTATATTTGAAGATTTTGTTTTTCCATTTCCAGTAGTAGGCGTCAAGTCTTAATTCGTAATCGTAGCCGGCGGTATTGGTGTTGAATGCGGGCTTCTGCAAGTCGCACACCTCGAACAATCCGAAGTTACATTCCACGTATGAGCCAAGTTTGAAATATATGGGATTCTCTAAGGAGAACTTTAACATGATGTAGTCCTCCTTCATCAGAGTGCACTTACGCTTGCAGCCTTCATTGATCAAAGTTGTAAGCTGGATAGCACCGGATATGTCTTTGATGTCGATTTGTTCCATGTCTTCAAAGTTCGGGGATAAAAAAAAGAGTGCCCAATTTTGAGCACTCACATACACGACAATAAAACCAATGTCGTGAATTAGCTTCTGTTTGCCGGATTTGGCTCGTTAAACTTGGCTGAAATTTTTCCGAAAGTTCGGTCTAAACTCTGTGCGTAAGTGACACTCTTGCCAGTATAAATAAGATGGTAAACCTCGCTACTATTAGCAGGAATCTGAATATCAACCACACCTTTATACAGCTCATCAAAGAAAGCTTTCTTCTTTGCTTGATAATCAGACTGAGAATTACTCTCGATAGTGAACGAAAGAGTTATTTCCCTCTCATCGACTTTAGGATTATTGATTATTACCCGTTTCCCATGTTCAAGTCGGCTTTTGTTCTCAATAAAATCCTTCATGGAAGCGGATGCCCCAATAACATCAAGAAACTCCTCTCCCATTCTCACACCCCATGTTGTATAAGCGTTTTCGCCATTAATTAATAATTCATCCATAGACTATAATTTTGCTGTATTCTTTTTAACTTCTGCTATATCTCTTTGCATCTGTTGAATAGGTTTGACGATTGCCCCTGTATTTTCTGAAATCTGTACCAATTCAAGATAAGATTGTGCTATCAAATCTCGCGTATCATCAGCGATATTCCTTGTTTCCGTATTTATGGAAAGTAGAGCATCTGCTTTTACTGTCAGTAGATTAAGTGATTGAGATTGAATAATATTCTGATTCTTTATCTCTTCTCCTGCAATCTGCAATGCTGTAAACCGCCCGTTCAACTCTTCGCCGGTATCTTGAGACATGGTTTGGAAACCTTTGCTGCTTGCAGACTGGGAAGCTGCTTCCTGTGAAATCTTGTCATATCCGGTTGCTGCGGCAAGCTCGTCACGGAGCTTCATGGCTTCGTCCACATAACCCATGTATTCATCCATCAGCTCCTTACGCTCATTATTATCAAGCGTACCATCATCCTTCATGGCTTCACCGAATTTATCATACCATGTCCTCAGTTTGTCACTAAACTGTTCACCGATGGCATTTGACAGCATCGCCTGCATGAAATATTTGGATATGTCATCAGCAAAATCCTCCGCACTCTTCTCCATATCCATCAGACTGCTTATAAAACTGTCATACATGGAATCGAATGACATTCCGATCAGGCCCTCATAAAGACTGTCGGTCAGTTCTTCCAGTTTTCCTGCCTGCTCTATATAATCATCCAGCTTGTCGGTAACACGCTCACCGTAACCTCCCTTACCGGAAGATTTCATGATATCCCATAACCATACGTCCGACCGTAGAGCCTTCATCTGTTCGGGGGTCAGATTCCACAAGGAATCGGTGCCGGAGAAATCCTGCATGCCGGTAGCTTTTCTTGCGTGTTCCAGCATTTCATCCGTCCATTTCAGATAATGCTGCCAGCTGCCGTGGCTCTTATGATATCCGGCTTGCTCCTTTGCTATTTGCAGATAGTTTTTATTGACTTCCTCCTGATACTTTACAGCTTCCCTGTAAGATTCAACCGATTTCATTCCCTTGCTTGCCTTCATCTCGTCAGTCAGATCCTCGATGGCCGTTTGCAAAGTTTCATTCCTGTCCGTCAGCCTGTCTATCGTTTCCTGTACTTCCTTGGCGTTTCCACCTATTCCAAACAAGGAGTTGAAGCCTCCGAATGAGATTGCGTTCAGGATGTTTCCTATGCCGTTCCTCAATGACTTGCCGATTGTGACAAACAAATCCCCTGACAAGACATCACCGATAATTCCACTGACAGCGTTCAGAACAGCATCAAGCAGACCACCGACAAGATCACTTAATCCGTCTTTGAGTACGTCAATGATGGACAGAATCCATCCGACAATGGGGACCTCCTTAAGAGATTCTGACGTTTTTCCTATGACATCCTTGAATCCGTTCACGGTTTTGATAATTCCGCTATATGCGTTATACAATCCACCGGATGAAATCTGCTGCAAGCCTCCCAATAAATTTTCCATGCTTGCTTTCAGTATGGTGGCAGTATCAGTCACATTACGCTGGGCCTGATTGGCGATATCAGTCTGTGTCTTCACATTGGCGGATGCAATGTCAGCATTCTGCCGTGCTGTTTCAAGAGCGTTTGCTGCGGCTTGTTTCTCACTTTCCGTTCCGCCCTTCTGCGCTTTGGTGTAATCATCCTGTGATTTCTTTAGTCTTTCCAAAGCAGCTGTTTCAATCCCTATGGCACTGATACGATTCTGTTCTGCTATTTGATAGGCTTTTACATCCTCTCCAAGTTTCTTGACGTTGACTCCACTTGTACCACCCAAAGACTTTTCCATCTGGCTGATGGCGTCAATCAATGATTTCTGGCTTGCCTGATCGGAGTTCTTGAACTTGTCAGTCCGTACATATTTTTTCGCTTCGTCCAAGGCGGGCTTTATCATGTCGGAAAACATGGAACCAAACTCACCGAACACAGTAACCCAATCTATATTGGCTTTTATGGCTTCTGTTTCCTTGTTCTGTATGGCAACATCACGTTGTTTCTCCAGTAACTTTACTTGTGCACTATTAACACCGTTTTCTTCCTGTGCTTTCCTTATTTTTTCCGCATACTCTTGGGCGATAGCCAATTTCTGCTGCTGGAACGTGCCATATTCTTTCAAGTAGTCGTTCAAAGCCTGTTGTTCGGCTTTCAGCTGTCCTTCAGTTACATCGGAAATATCTTTATCTCTCATACTTTCGGCATTGGTATAAGCTTCTGAAATTTTCTGTGCCTGCTTGTCGGTCAGCTTACCGTTACCGGCTTTGCTCCATTCTTCCTCCTGTTTTCTTATCGCATCAATCTGTTTCTGATAATCAAGGTCAATCTGTTTCAACTTCTTTTCCGTGCCTTCTCTCATCAGGTTGATTTCATCCTGTTGGTTCTGACGGTGAAGAGACAAGAGTTCTTCGGCAAGTTGTTCAGAGAGTTGCTCTTGCTGTTTCAATAATTTCTCTGCTTCTTCTTGACGTCTTTTCCTTTCTTCTTCACCAATCTTTGAAGAATCTTCATTCGGGTTGAATATCAAATCATTAACATCTATGTTTTGTGCTAATTCATTTTGAGATTTATTTAGCTCGTATATTTCACGTCTAAGTTTAGCAATGCCTTCATCTATTTCTTCGACCTTACCCAAAGCTGCACCAACCTTCATTTGTTGACCTGCATACATATCGGGATTCGCCTCTCTGTCTATTTTATTTCTTAATTCAATCTGTTTGTCAAGTTTTAGTTGTGCATTTTCCCTTTTAGCATATTCTTCTGTTATTTTAGCCTCATTTTCCAATATTTTTTTAGCATTCTCTGTCATTTTATCCTGTGCAGCCCTCGCACGTGCAGATGCAATAATCGAAGAAGTAAGTCTTGCATAAGCGTCAGCTGCCTTTCCCGTTAGAATTTCTTCTTCTGAAAGATTTTTGAAGAAATCAGGATATGATTTTTGTAGCTCATCAACAGCTTTTTTTCTTTCACGAATAGGCTTTGAAGCATTTTGAGTAGCTTTATATAATAATTCCAACTTTGTTATTTCGGATTGAGCATTTTGAACTCCTTTTAATTGAACGTCATTTAGTTGTTGTTGAATATCAACAAGAGGTTTCATGACATTCTTAGCATTAAACAGCCCTGCAACCCAATCCACCACCTTATCGCCATAAAGAGTAAGCAGTGTAATACCAACCGTTAATACAGTCTGCCAGCTAAACAAAGACGATACCACTTGCTTCCATACTGGAATCGCCGACTGCCCCGACTCCTTCAATAGTTTATATTCAGTTCTCGCCCGTTTAATCTCATCTGCTAAAATTGGAATATTATTCGATATAGCAGAGAAAAAAACTTTTGGACCGTAAGCCAAAGAAGGAAGTTCGCGTCCTACTTGCTGAATAGACATACTAAGCCCATTCCACTGCTTACCATAATTACCTACATTACGTTGATGATTGCCAATAGTGGTATCAAGTTCCTTTATTTTTGTATCCGCTTGTTGAATAGACGCAAGCAATTCTTTACCAAAAGGAGAATTGCGCTCTTCTTCTGTCAATTCGCGATAAGCTATCCTCATTCTTGATAAAGACTGGGATAACCCGTTCATGGAAGTAGCGGCTACATTATCAAGTTTGGCATTATTGTTCAATGCTTGTCTCACTTCTGACAAAGCAGTTTTATGTGTCAATAATGAATTGTTTAACTGTTCAAGCCGTTTTTGTTGAGCAGAAGACAAGGAAGAATAATCACCTTGTGACTTGTTGATTTTCTTAATCTCAGCATTAATCAAACGGATAGCGTTCATTTCATCTATCATTCTCTTGACATTCTCTTCTCTTGTGCCAAGAATACCGTTTATCTCGGTTCTTAGGTCATCATAAGCCTTTGCTTGTGCCCGAACACTTTCCGTTTCAGCCGTATTTGTTTGCCTTGCAGCATCTCCATTCTGTGCCGGATCAGCCGTAGGTTTAGATACAACCTCTTGTGCTTTGACAATCTTTTCGGTTGCTTTATTGATTCGACTGACAGAAAGCATAATCTTTCCTTCCGCTGCCGCAATCTTATCCACCAATGTATCGTATTGCCCCAAAAGGGAGGTTAACTGTGATTGCAAACCTTTAGCTATATCAATATCGACCTTGATATTAATACCCATCAATGCTTTTTTGACATTTTCTATCTCGTTCTTCAGTTTGCGCAACTTCTGAACATCACTGTCTACATTTGAAATAATGCCTGCCATATCTATAATTTTTTTTCTATTTGTCTACCTGCATACAAGATACCATTAGTCATAATAACTTCAAACCCTTTACTTTCGACATAGCTTGCATAAGGCTGACCGTTAGCCAAATAAAGCCCATCCTTTGATTTTTCGGAATAAATCAGAAGATTCTCTGTATTTCTTACCGCTTCGGAATGAGAACCGTCTGATTCCACCCACATATCTACTATTTTCCCATTACGGACAACACATCCCCCATTTGCATTATTCAAGTTGCCAGTCCTATTTTCATAAGTCTTGTTAATCTTCGCATTTCGGGTGGCGTCTCTCCCTATTTGAGAAAGGGTATTATAATATCTATCGTCTACACTTTCAAGTAACTCATCTAATCCAGATGTATCTCCTCTAAACTCCATTATTTTTTCATTTGTGCTAAATTCGACAAATACAAGTTATCCAGCAATATTTCAAGTATTTGATATGCGACAACGGAATAATTGTCGTGAAATAATTGGAAATGATTGATTTTTGAGATATTTTTGCAAACGTTTAAGTTAATAAATGTACTGTCATGAAAAATACACTGCTTCTGATATTGTCAATATTTGCTTTTTCAAGTTGCAATAAGTCATATAAATATGTGGAAACGGTTAAAGAAAAGTCATTATTCAGCAACTCTTACAATGAGAAGGAGGAGGAACCTAAGACGATAAGCTCAAAGAATGATTCCCTTGCGTATTTAGAAGCATATCAAAAATTTTGCATTTCTCAAAAAGTTTATAAAGATATGACTAATCAAGGAATAGAGTTTGTTAATATTCCGATAAAATTCTCACTGTACAACTCAAACGGTGAAAAAGTAAATCCGTATATAAACCAATCAACCCTTGACAATATAAAAAATAATGTTATGTCTTTAGATGATAACATTGGAAAAACAATATCGGACATAAAAAAAGAAAAACAAAATCCTATTGATTCTATAACAGTAAAAAAAATATCCTCTTTATTTACATTTAACAAGGACGAATTTGACCCACGTGAACTAACATGGATTAAACCAAAATCTGCTCCCCAATATACCAACCAGAATGGAATATATTGCTATTTTATGAAAGATATTGATGGGGTATCAAACTTTAGACTCAGAATACAATATTATTCTGACGATTGGTTATTCATTCGCAAATATCAATTTTCTATTGACAATAAAGCTTATGAATTTATCCCCAATAATGTAGAAACTGATTCAGGTAATGGAGGATATATATGGGAATGGTGTGATGAAAATATCCATTCCAATAATGACATTGAATTAATAAAGGCACTTTCTAATGCTAAAACTGCAAAAATAAAATTTATTGGAAGGCAATATCACGATATAAAAACCATATCACAAAAACAGATTAAAGGAATAAAAGATGCCGTAAACTTATATCTCGCAATGGGAGGGAGTTTGTAAGATTCATATTAAGCGCACCCCAACCTAATGAGGTGCGCATTATTATTTAAGCAGCATCTTTACCTAAGAACTTTTCTACGAAGTAAATTTGCCCCTTACCAGTCACTTTGGTAGTAGTAGTGACCAATACAGAGCCGTCCGGCTTGGTGATGGTGGTTTTCTTCAATTCAAAAAGCCCCAATTTCATAGCTTTCTGCGTCGGCTGATTGTAGTAGTCACCCTTTTGACGAAGATAACCATTCTCGCGCATCCAGCTAAACAAACGGTTCTGACCGATATTCACCCCATTTTGTTGTAATATTTTAGCCAGTTCAGCAATTAAACAAGAGCGATGTGAAGTTGAGACAGCATCAGCAAAAAGGACTTTAGGTGCATCTTTCTGAATCTTCTGTTCGGCTTCGATACGCTTCTGTTTTTCTTCTTTTAAGTTGATTGCAAGCTGAATCAGAAAATCGGGTGAGGTCAAAGCTTTTTCAAGTGTATCGCTGGTCATGTATGCACCATGTTTGCGGATTGAGGGCAAAACTTCGCTTGTAACCCATTTGCGAAACGGTTTTGCCTTTTCGCTGTCACTGCGAATTATCACATCATATAAACCGCTTTCGGTTATAAATGTAACTTGTTGATTTCTACCTAACGAATCTATGGTGTCCATTTGGCGGACATCATCTTCTTCAAGCCTTGACCTGACATTTCTTGCGTTAGCAATGCCTATAACACCGCACACATCTGCCAAACAAAACAAAGGCTCATTACTCTCATTCATCGCGATTCTTACTTTTCCGAACTGCTCATTTTGGAAAATCTGAATATTATTCATACTTTTACACAGTTTAAAAAATTAGACCCCACCAAAGGCAAGCTCCTCACTTCTTACCAATGGCGGGGTTATATTTTTCAGCCGTGAGGATAGCTGCGTTGTTTCTGTTTGCAAACTTATTATATAATCGTGTAAGAGAGAGATTTTCACTTTACCATAACACGACAATCGTTTCATTGTCGTAAAGTTTTTGGCGGTGGTCTGATTTTTATCTGTTTCATAATCATTTAGTCAATACCTTGTCTATCAATCCACGAAGTTCTTTCAGTTCTTCTTCGGTCAATCCATACACATTACCCAATGCTGAAGGTTTTTCAATCTTTAAACCGTACTTTACCCCCCCCCTGCTGTTTCTCTTTGGGTAAAATGGCGATAGCAAATCGTTTACTCATTTTCTTGTTGTTTTTGATTTATAACTATGTTTTTAATCTCTCATTTGGTAGCAATTATTGGCGGTGGTCTTGTTTTGAAGTTCATAATCGTATTTATATGCTTGGATATATTCTAAATCCCTCTACCAGTTTCCCTTCAAAATCAGAAATCAGCTTGCGTATCTGCTTGTTTTGATTATCAGCGTTTATATAGTGTCCTGCCAAATAATAACTTTCTACATAGGCATTGCTTATTTGGGCAAATATATTGCGCAATCTTTCTTGGAAAGGCAATTTGTCGCAATCATATACGCCTGCCTGTATCTCACCATAAATACCAAATCCGACTCCATTCTCTCTTCTTATTTTTGCTGCTGTTTCTTTCAACCGTTTATTGAAACAATTCAGTTCGGATTTGAATATCTTTTCAGCATACTTGGTGCAATCATTCTTGCGGAGCATTTCTTCCATTTCGTTAAAGGCGTTAATGTACGCTTCTTTGAATTGTGCAGCCACCCTGCCAGTGAACCCCATAGCCAAAAAGGTGAACCCATCACGAGTTAAATAGTACATGGGTCTTTTTTCACCTTTTTTATCGACATATTCAACGGGCGCAAAATTGCGCTGGTTAAATAACTCACTACAATCCAATGATTTAATAGCCCTTAATACATCTTTATGTGCTTTGCCAAAATACTTGGCAACCACCAATGAAGAGGTTACCGCTTGTCCATCTCTTACTTCAATCAAATCAATTTCACATGAAGAAGAATTTTCCATTTTAATAATTTCTGTTCTCATATTCGTTCCTATCTTATGTGTTTATACTATCTTTACAACTAAATTCATAATGCGCATAATCGCATTATGTGTTTATACTATTTTGAGCGCATTGCCTGTGAAGATGGTGCGCTCTTTGCTTACCACTGTTTTACCTGTTCTTTCAATTCATCATATTTGCCGTTCATCAGCATTTCAACTTCACGATGAAAGTTTATATCAGTCAAGCGAAACTCTATCAAAGCACACTTGTACGCATCACCTTTCTTATGATTGTTAATAAGGCGCATCATCTGTTTGCTATCCAAGCCGTAACCGTTTTTGCGATTAAGATTCACAGCTCTTCTTTTATCGCTTTCTCTTAGTTCTATTGTTTCCATAATCTTTATATTTTAAGTTATTTATTCATTTCTACTTTGCTCTGACTTTAATCACCACAATATTGAGAACCCATATACCCACGGCTATTTGAATTGTAGCAGTCAGACCAAGTAATCTTACTATCATTGTAAGATGTACGCTCTACCGGCTTCTGGTTGGCTAACATAGCCTTGATCTTAACTTCTCTTTCTTCTGCAAACTTGATAGCGTCTTTCGCCCAACGCCAAGCGAGTTTCAGGCATTCGCCAAAAGTTCTGCCCATTCTTGAACGGCTATTGTAGAAGCGGTGAGCGTCTTTCATTATTTGAGATAAGTTGTAGCGTTTCATATATCTATCATTTTATAACCACGATGCAAATGTAAACCGTTCACTTTAAATAATCAAACAAAATAGAAATATTTCGCTTTACATTAACTCAATTTAAGAATAGCTATCGCTTTACATATTTAAAAGTATGTATATTTGCACAAAATATAATTTAGAATAGTTATGGCTTTACGAATAAAAGAAGTTATAAAAGAGCAAGGAACAACTGTTCAAGAGCTTGCTGATAAGATGGGAATATCCAGAGTAGGATTAAGTCAACACATAAATGGCAATCCTTCAGTAGAAGTATTAGAACGAATAGCATCTGCTTTGAATGTTCAAGTTTCAGACCTTTTTGAAAAATCTTCCGATGAAGTTATAGGAGCTGTTCGCATAGGAGATAGCACCCATGTTATCAATAGTAAGGATGATATTAAGAAGTTAGCAGAGAATTTATAGAATAAACAAATTTTGTTTTTAAGACAACAATTAATAGTATATATTGTTATTTCATTATTTAATAACACTATATTTGCACAATAAACTAACCCTATAAATCAATGGCTCAATTAATAATTAAGAACATAGGACCAATAAAAGACATAGATATTACATTAAATAAAGTAAATGTAATTATAGGTCCGCAAAGTTCAGGTAAAAGCACTATTAACAAAATTGCATGCTTTTGCTCATGGGTAGAAAAGAAAGTTTCATTGGAACAATCTTTTGACTTTTTTCTTAAAGATGATAATTTCATTACTAATTTAATCGTTTTTCACAAATTAGATGGATATTTTTCCAATGATTCAAAGATTATGTACGCATCTTCTGTTGTTAAGTTTTCTTTTGAATATAGAAGTAAAGTTCCGACTTTTGAATGGATAAATCAATACAATTATATTAGAACTAAAATTTCATACATACCTGCTGAACGTAATATCGTTTCTATGATATCTGATTGGAAACAAGTCAATTTACCTAAAAACAATATTTTTAATTTTATGTCAGATTGGAATATTGCAAGAAAAGTATATACTGTTGACAATGGCTTGGATATTAAATCTTTAGATACCAAATATTACTATGATGAGAATCAAGATATTGATTTTCTAGAAACATTGGACGGAAACAAAATCCAATTAATAAATGCTTCAAGTGGGCAGCAATCTATGATTCCTTTATATACATTAGTCAACTATTTTACTAAATCTATTTATGAAGGAGATAGAAACGACAACATTGATAATAAAGAAAGAGATGCTAAATTATTAAATATAATAATATCAAAATCATTATCAGAAGTTATTGATAATAAAACAAATCTCAATAACGAAAAATGGCTACATCAATATTTAAAAACGATCTTAAAAGTCACAAAGGAGAATGAGAAAATTCATTTACCTAAGGCTGGAGAAACTTTTTTAAGTTCACTATCTGACTATTTTACTCATTTTATCCAAACAAATTATACAAGTTTATACATGGAGGAGCCAGAGTTAAACTTATTCCCTTCTACACAAAAGAATTTATTGTATTTCATAATAAGTTCAATAAAGGAGAAAGAACATAAGTTATTTCTAACAACTCACAGTCCATACATACTCTATTCATTAAATAATTGTATAATGGGTTGGCTTGTGAAGAATAATATGCCCAAAGATATTGCAAATTCTTTGGAAAGCTACAATTCATGGATTAACCCTAAACTCGTTTCTGCATGGCAAATAAAAGATGGAGAAATATTTTCCATTCAAGAGCATCATACTAATAGTATTGGGAAACATTATTTCAATGAAATAATGAACGAAACGATGGACGAATATTATACAATGCTTAATTATTTTATTCCAGAAGAAAAATGAAGAATAGATTATTGGCACAATTACCCCAACATAAAACATGCCTTTGTTCTATATACAATCCTCATCTATATATTGTAGACTGGAAAGATTATAATAAAGGAGCAGTTGAAATTTCTGGCGCTCAAAGAAATGTTATTAACGCTGTTCATATATTAAATGAGAATAATGTAAAAGTTTTTTTTGATGCATTTCCTGAAAATGCATTACCTATCACTAAAAAAAAGCGTTCCAGACAATGTGAATATGTTGTTTTTCCAATAACTTGTGATCAAGATGAATGGATTTTATTTATTGAAACCAAATATGCAAATAGTATTCATGCTGCAAAGAATCCTGATTCAGATTATCCCTATTGTATGGTACGTCAAATAAAAGAAACGGTCTCATACTTTAGGATGAAAGGAATAATTTCAGAAAATAAAATCGTTCATGCGATTATTGCTTTCCCTAATCTTATGGAAGGATTTAATTCATGGGTATTCCCTATTAAGCATGATGGCATTGAGGAATCTATCTTAGATATCAGAATCAATGATAAAATAATCATACGAGCTACAAACCATGCTCAAATAGTAGATGATACAAACATACTTTTACTTTCATAAAGTAAAGCCGGAGAAATCCGGCTTTATCCTATTTCTTTTTCCTACGATTAGCCAATTCCTTACCACTGATTCTATTCACCTTCTGACCACCATATACTGCGCGTAATTTATCCCGTTGCATCATCAGCAGATTCCGATAAGGGATAATCTCAAACACTTCTGTATAACTCAGATGCAGCGTGTCAATCAAATGGGCTATCTGCCCGAAGAACGTTGTGTTTCCTACTGTTTCGGTCTTGCTGCCAGCATCGACACGTTCCTCATCGAGCTGACACACTGAAAAGCCGAAATATCCATCATAGAGAAACAGACTTTCAAGGCATCTTTGACTTCTTCAAAAGTGCCGTTCTCCAATTCTTTGACCAAACTATCATTCCCGCAGATAAAGCATGAAATACCTTTCAGCATATCTTCAGTAGCTTCAGGAAGCTCTTTAATAGCTTCCATGACATTATCTCCAGTCATGCCGATATTGGAAAAATGATGAATGGCACGACAGATAATTTTAATTGTAGGAGGTTTAATGGTATAAACCATCCCTCCTATCTCCACATTCATGAAATCCAGCCCTAACAAAGCATCAGAAACCGTTTTTGCTGCTTGATTCATATTCTTAAACTAAAAGGGGGAATGGTATATATCCATCCCCCGGTTATCACTCTTGTGCTTTTACCAATGTTATCTCTTTTTTAAGAGTGGTATCAACTTCAGAAGGAGTGGTTTTAATATCTCCTGACTGAGTGACGTACCCCACTTTCGACACTTCATAGTGAACGGTAGCCCCAGCATTCACCTGCTTTGACTTGACCGTTGCACCGTCCAGCTTTACGGTCGCATCGGAAGGAGTAGGTACAATGGTTACTGTAGTTCATGCCTGCAAAGCTTTAATCTGCCCTTCTTCATAGTTATACTCAGAAGAAACACCTTCGATTCCCGGTTCCTGCACCAAGCCTTTTACAGCGATTGCAATTGCCTTATCCGTATTGGCTTCACGGGAAACAATATGGCATTTTGGGAAGATGAACCAGACATCATCATCGGTCAGACAGAACAATGCTTTGTTGATAATAACTTTATCCAAAGCACGCTTCCAACCTACATCTTTAGATGTTGCCTGAATAACATCGCCACCCATGAACGCTTTCTTGGTCTTCCAGTCATATTGTCCGATAGAGAAAGCGGGCGATACTTCTCCCGGCACATCATCGTAACGGTAATTCTTTCCCGTTAATTGGTTCTTGTACCCGGTGACAGAGGCTTCCGTTTCCTCAATCTGCCACGTTTCCCCGTGTACATTCAAAACCTCATCTTTCGCTTTGATAGCGGCTTGAATCAAAGTCTTTGCGATTTCGGGGGTAATGTCTGCCGTTACCTTATCAATGTCGGCAAACAAGATTCTTTTTATTCCTACTGCTGAAATCATAATCTTATAGTTTTACATTTATTACTTCAAATAAAATTCTCACATTCACGTAATGGCATTTCAAAGCTGTATCCGCTTCCGTGCCAATTGATTCGATAGAATAACGATAGGTTGTACCGTCATAGGTGCTTACTACATCATCAAGCAGCTTGCCAGCCTTTCTTTCGAGTTCGTTAAGCCGGATTGTGTTCGCTTCATTCTCGCTTAAATTGGGTACACATAGATTCACTTCTGCGAAAGATTTCTTCCAATACTTTCCCGGCTGTTGTTTCTTCGTGTGGATGACAATCCTTTCGGACTTCAATTCACCCGTCAGCGTTTCACCATCAGGCACTAGATCTATTCCGAAAGCCTTGCAGTCCCGGTAGAGGATGTTTCCTATGTCGGTAGTTACTATCATTCCACAATCTCCCAATCTTCTGCAAATACATCACTGATAGACGGAACCCATGAATCAGCGCGTCCGGTATTCTCATTGTAAATAAGACACTGGCTTGTGTAGTCAATAAAGCCCTTGCCTTTCAGAATAAGGTCTTTTGCTGATTGCGGAATAGATTGCATCTTGGGGATAATATCACTATCAATATGTGCTGGAACCTGTTTGAACACCATTAATCCTTTTCCGTTCCAACCGCTTCTACGAATTGGAAAACCTGCTTTGAGAGCCATAATAGCCATACCAAAATTCATCTTTATTACTTTTGCACCATCAGAACCTTGCATACGCTGTATGCGAGTATCAAGAAGCCGTATATAGTCGAACATTGTACAACACTGCATTTCCAGTAAACACTTGTTGTACATATCATTAACGACTTCATCCATTTTCCCTGAATCTATGAAAGCGGCTAACTTTACATGTCTTCCATTGACTTCTTCGGCTTCTATCTGCATACGGTCAAGTGATGTATCGGCGAGTTTATACGCCTCCTCAAACGGTTCCGCTGGCGACCAACTCTCGTACCCGTCAGCATATTTAACGTGATAACCCATGCGCTTTGCATACTCTGCATCAGGCACTCTGCCAACTTGTAATAAACCTCTTTCATAAGCCTCGCCCATTGTCATAGGTTCTGCTTCAATCTGTTTTGTTCCAATGTACTTTTTCATTTTTCAAATTCTTCTTTTAATCGTTTCTCCGCAAATAAAGCAGCACTACTCAAAACATCATACCCTTTAGATTCTACGAATGATGCGTATTCCGCTTCGTTTTTCAATGTCAAACCGTCTTTATTGACATCGTAATCATTGGACGTTCTCAAAGTGAGTGTATGGTCTTGATAATCCCCATGTTCCTCTGCGTACTTCACGGCTTCATCGCCTACATCAATCATCTTCTTTTCGACCTCCCATTCTCCTTCATCGAAAAAGGAGTCGACATCTGAGAAATCGAAATCTACATCCATAATTCCGAGTAGTTAAAGTAGTTTGTACTCTTTACCGTGTAGACTTCGCCTTGACCTCTTACGCCATCACCATCCATGCAACGTACTTCATCGCCAGTCTTGACAGTAATTCTTTTCTCGCACACCACATGATAATTCGGACGATACACAGAGCCGTTATCAGATGAAAACTCTTTGGTAGTGTTATCATCACAACGGCACTTGCATACCTCCTGCCAGTATTCACCACCGGTACCGGGAATAGGTCTGCCGAACTCGTCCTTATCCATCGGGGTGATAACTTTTACCTGCAATATGTGTGGAGCGAATATCATAAGAAAGTCACTTTAGGTTTGTTACCCAGTTCGTCTTTCAAACCGTACCGCTTGCACAGAAATGAATAGTAATCCTTAATGCCTTGAATGTTCCAAGACATAGAAAAACCGCTTTCGCTGATGGAAGTGGCACGAAGCAATAGAGAGGGGATGAACTTCGCAATTGCCACCGACACCCGTGTTTGGCAATCCTCGTTCATCTCACCCCCTCCGCTTATCTTTGCGTTCAGACATATATCGAAAAGGTCAGCCTCCGACAAGTTAACGCCGAAGGTCTGAAACTTCTGTAATATATAATCGTTTACTGTCATGCGTTCATCTCACTCAAATCGAAGTTCACAATCAGGTTCGGGTTCGCAATCTGCGGAATCCATTCGGCTGTGTATTCCAGATAGCGACCATTGCCGTCCTTGTAACCTGAAATCAGCATATCGCCATCTGCCTGAGTGTAATTACGTCCCGGTACACCATCCACAGCTTCATAAGGAGTGTGGAAGCGCATATAACCGATTTTATCCTGCGGAAGCAGGGAAATACGACCATCTGCATAAATGGGGATATTCTTACCTGTTTGGTCTACCACATAATCTTCCTTGATTTCAATAGCCGGAAGTCCGATACCTGTAAAAATGGTAGAAGCCAGTTGCGAGGTGATAAGCCCGGTAGACATATACATTTCATTGCCTGTAAGCTGCATTTTGAACTTATCTCCAAATTCACTTGAACCGATAATATTCTTGATGAATGTGCCACGGCTCATAATCATCTTGGGGAATGTGCCGTAAATAGATTTCAGCTCATTCAGTTTCTGCTGCAAGTAAGTGACGAAATAGTCTTTATCCTCTGTGTCCGGCTTGATAAACTTAAACGGCAAGTCGATGTTCAATAAGTCAATTCCTCCGGCATTGTCGTCCTTGTTCTTCACGCTTGCTGCTCCAGTCATCAACAGAGAGCCTACGATAATGTCCATACGCTTGTGCGGTGCCAGCAATACCTGACGGTAATCGTCATAGATGAAGTCCACGATGTCACGCATGGCTGCTTTCTGGTCTTCCGGTTTGGCGGCATTATACTTATCTATCAAGTCCTGCAAGTCAGACAAACGGTCGATTGAGATTTGATAGCGGTCACCCAAATAGGCAATCTCACCATATCCGGAACCGATATTCCTGCGTTCACGGATAGGCTTTTCGCCATAACGGGAGTTGATGGAACCAGCCATCACGCCAGTAACCTGACCGATGTAGTCTTTAAATACACGAGTAGTAGTCCTACGGAAGCCCAAATACTGCTGCCAATAAATTGTGTCCTTTCTTGTCTTGAGGACACGCTGAATCACTGCATTTACAATGTTCGGGTCATTAAACAATGTATGAATAGTTAGCATCATATATTAGTCCTCCTTTCTTTATTTTGCCATTATACCTGCGTTTTTCAACGCTGTCAATAATCCGTTAAAGTTTTCTACCGACACCGTACCAGATGCATCATTCACTTTGGCTGCCTGCCTTACACCTCCAAGAGCAGAAGTCGTAGCTGCTGTTAAAGTATACTTGTTAGCTTGTGCTGCAACCCCATCCAATTTGACTTTATCTTCCTTACTCATCAAACCGTCCTGACTAGAAGAAGCCTTAGGAATAGATACGGCTTCTTTTTCTTGTTTGACATCCAAAGCGTTAAACTGGAAGTGCGGCATATTCGCCTTGTCAATATCTGCGAAAGGCATTACCAGCTTGGTCGGTTCGATTTCAAACGCACGCATCAAAAGGGAAACCAATACTATGCCATCCTCTACCTGCTTCCTTTCATACAGAGCTGAATTTGCGATAACTTTGGGCGTTGTACCATCTGCGGCTGTCGCTTCGTAAAGAACTGTTCCAGCTTCTAGATTTTCTCCAAAGTCTGCCGCTAACGTCAGCTTATCAAAAGCTTTGTCAGCCTTGTCAATAGCGTTGATTGTCGCTCCATGCGCACCGTTACCCAAGTGCATACCTTTGTAAGCCAAAGAACGTTTCTTGATTTTCAATGTGGTATTGGAGCCTGTCGTAAACTTCTCATATACTTCCACACGGATAGCCACTTGGGATGTTTTCTTCACCAAGTCAGCTGCAATCGGTGTGAATGAGGGCAAGTACGAGCCGACAACGAGGTTGGTTGTGTCCAACTTATACGGACCTCTGCGTCTGCGTCCGGTTTCTACGTCGTAGCGTTCTTCCTGCTCAACTTCCGGTTCAAGATTATACTTAAATCCTGCTGCCATAAAATCACTGTTTTTGTTGTTCTACAATTTCTTTAGTGTCGTCTGCAATCATTTTCGCAAACGCCTGAGTTTCATTCTCCAGTTCTTTTTTTGCTGTATCTGGAGGAACTACACCCTTAAAGCCGTCATTCGCAAACTCCTGCTTCAAGTCCTTGAAGTATGCGTCCAAGTCCTCATCGTCCTTAATGGCGCATCGTTTGGCGTAGTTTTCGGGAATACCATACTCCTTTGCCTTTGCCATAATCTGCTTCTGCCGGGTTGCTTGCGACTTTTCCGTTTCAAACTGAGCGAGCTTGTCAGAAAGCGGTTTAACGGCTGCACTCACTGCATTGGCAATGATGGTAGCCATATCATCCGGCTTGTCTTCCGCTTTGGTGGTTGTGGTAGTAGTGGTAGTCTCGACTGGCTTACCGTCTTTAAGGTTATGCTTCTTCTCGTAGTTCTGAACTGACTTGAAAGAAGCATCCCCGGCACGGAAATCACCATAGGAATTAAGCACGTCCGAAAAGCTGATACCCTCAATAATAGAGTTTACCTTTGTCTCGTCCGTTACACCCTCTGCCTTTTTAGTAGCGATTCGGGTTAAGATAGCAGTGTCCACCCCAGCGAATTTCTGTTGTAGCCCTGCTAAGATTTGTTCTAAGATTGTCATACCGTATGAATTTGATTTATAAATTTCTACGGTAAATTTCGCTATTTATAAAGAGGGTGAGAAATAATCAGATAGGTGATACACGACAATAAAACGATTGTCGTAAAATGGTATAAAAAAAGGCGTGAAACCGAATGAATCACGCCTAAAATATATCACGACAAAAACTTATACTTATACTCCCAACACTATATTTGCATCAATATTTAGCTTCCGGCTTATCTCACGAGCAACTTTCAAGGTTGGTTCACATTTACCAGATATATAATCACTTAATCGTGATGGGCTGACACCAACCAACTTTGCAAGTGATTTTTGATTAAGCCCCATTTCGTACATACGAAGTTTAAGAACATCCACAAGTGTTGGTTCTCCCAATGCAAAATGTTCTTCGGAATAATCAGCAACCAAATTAGAAAGAAGCTCCAATTCTATGCTATTTGGGTCATTCAAAGGAGTATCATCTTTCACTAATGGAAGAAGTTCCTCTACTCTTTTCACCGCCCATTCATATTGGGCTTGATTTTCTATCTTTGTCATAATCCTAAATATTAGCGCAATCTATTTTATCATATTCTTTATGAGTACCAATAAAGCGAATATACACAAACTGAATAGTGAATTTAATCACTACTACCAAACGATAGTTATTGCCTTTGATATTGAAAACATAGTGTTGATTACCTACACTATCAACGCTATTAAACGTTTTCTTAATATCGGCAAAACAGGTCCACTTGCTTCTTTTCACAATGGTAGTCCATTCTTGCAAAGCGACCTTTGAATCGGGATGGTTCTCTGCATATTCTTTTAATGCTTGTTCGGTAAATATTCTCATTGGTTACTCAATTATCGTGTGACAAAAATACATATATAATTCTATAATTCAAAATTATATTCTAATATTTATAATTTAAAAGAGCAAAAAAAATAGCGGCAACTCTTTGAAGCCACCGCTAACTATTTTTCTTATACTAAAACTATAAGTCCCGTAATTTTTCTAACTAAGAGGCGTTTTTCTTTCCCTTATCTCCGATTTGCTCATTCTTTGCTGCTTGTTCCTCTTTGATTTCTGCAAGTTCCTCTTCTACCCTATCAGCATTTCCGGCAAACATGATTCCCTCACGCGTTGACCAGATGCCACCACTGACAGCGGAAACGGCAGTAGTCACCTTATCATTCAAATCATCAATCATATATGGAACCAGTTCTGTTTCTATGTCAATGGTCTGCGATGCCTTGCTAAACTCGGTTGGATTGATAGAGCCTAAAGCGGAAACAATGAAATTTACTCTCCGCTGCAAGAACTCACCGATAACCTCACCGTGATTTTCTACCGCCATATGTGCACCCATGAACATAAAGCGGAAAGCGGTTCCTGATGCTTTGCCTACCCCCTTCAACGTCTCAAAGGATATTCTTGGAGTGTTTGACATATCATAAGCCATATTAGTGAGTGTTTCTGCTTCAAAACGTACCGTATCCGGAACTTGGTTCCACGTCAGATACTGGGCATCCGCACCTTCACCTGTAAGTTTGACCATTCTATCCTTAACCTTACCCATGAAACCCTCTACATCACCAATTAGCTTCAATAGTGGGAAGAAATGGTAGTCTATACAATCAGCATAATTGGATAATAGTTTCTCCAACCGGACCCGAAAAGTCTTTATCTTCTTGCAATAAGGTTCAGGACGATAAGCATAGAGAACCGGTAGTTTTGGGAATCCATGAGTAAAAGGAGTTCTTTCTTCATACCCTTTAGACAAATCCCATTGATAAACCATTTTGTCCGTGATAGTCATAAAGCAGGTGACCTCCGAATCATCCATGAGCTTCTTTTTATACTCACGTGAGAAAGCAATCATTTTACCTTCGTCGTTAAAGAACGGGTATAGCTTATCACCTCTGAATGGAGACCATAACACGCTTTTCAGTTTCTTGGTGGGCTTGACCTTGCCACCGAACGTAGTCTTAACTTTCTTCCAAAACTTTGCCCAAAACGAATCATCATCGGTAACATACCAATATTCTGCCGCTTCTTGTTCGGAGAGCCAGGCACGGACAATCTTCTTGTTTTGGTATTTGATTTTGTTGGATTTAAATACAGCCTTTACCGCATCCAGCAGCTTCTTTTCATCATCATCAGTCGGAATGCAATCCATAGACGGTTCTGTGCCGACCGTGAAAGCAGTTTGGATGTTCACGATATCCTGTTCCAATGGAATGGAGATACGGTTCACCGGTTCAGTCTTATACTTTGCTTCGATTTCATAAGTCTTACCCGTTTTTTCATCGAAGTGCTTCTCTGCTTCTTTTTCAAGAACCTTTCTGTCCGGATATTTCTTTTTGTCAACCATGATTTCATGTCGTTCCGGATTCCAATCATCCCAAAGTTTGCAACGGTCGGGAAGTTCAGTCTTCCTACCTTTCTTCAGGTAGTTTATCTTCTGCCCGATGTCAGGCAATGCTAATATTTCTTCTAAATTCAATGGCATAGTTTATATTTTTAATGTGTGAATATTCCTGTTAAATCTTTCGGCTTCTGAATCTTACCAAGAAGCTCACCCAATACATAGTAACGTACAGCATCTATTCCGTGATTGTCATGGTCTTCCGGTTCGTTGATATAGTTCCCGTCCTTATCCTTTGCCCAAACATACTTTCTGAACTCGCTTTGCAAGTTGTACGAGCGTTTGGTTATATAAATCTCCATATCTTTCATTTTGTCAATTCCGGCATTGATAGAGCCTGCACCTTTCTCTACGGCATATATCTTGATTCCTCCGTTGTGTATCTCTTGAATCAATCGAGGGTCAGCACTGTCAGCTATGACTTTCAATCCCCACGGGCGAAGAGTCTTGATGATGTCAGAAGAAAGCAATCCAGTACGGTAATCCACTTCATCCAAGTAAAGGGCGTTATCAACGATACCACAACGAATGGAAGCAGACGGGTCATGCGTATAACCGAAGTCTTGCCCGAAAGCAATTTTCTTTGCCCAAGCCGGGAACTCGTCAACAATTCCCCACTTCTTGAACACAGCACCTTCTGCAACGTCAGCCCACCGGCCGATAACCACATGAGCATACTTTTCAGGATTACTCACCTTCATATCTTCCACCTCTTTCAGGAACTCAGGAGAAAGGTTATCCAAGTTATCAAAATACGTAGTATGGATATGGAGCACATTCGGATGAGTGGAAATCTGAACCTGCACACCGTCAATCTCTACCAGCTTGTGAGTTTTCTCAATGTATTTCTTGTAGATGAAGTGATTGGAATCGCATGGGTTCATTATAATGATAATTCGGTTCTGAATACCCTTCTTGCGAATGGAGAGCATTATCTTGTCGAACTCATCTTCGCTTGTCCACTCTTCCGCTTCATCGCAGACAAAAGTCGTAATGCCTTGAATGGATTTCAGTTTTGCTGTCTGGTTTCCGGAAGAAGTCTTGATACCCCGAAACATGATACGGCTCTTAGTCATCTTATTGACTATGTCCGTCTTTGTGGTCTTGAAATATTTCGTGGTACCGTCCAAATCTATCTTCTCCATCATTTCGGGGATGATAGACATACCGGCAGAAACCATCGTGTAACGGGTGTAAAGAATCTGATGAACTATTTTCTCTACGGGAGTCATTTCAAAAGTCAACCGCTCAATAAAGGTAGAAGCATTGAAAGACTTTCCCGAACCACGCCCACCGGTAATAAGAATTATAAATTTTTCCTTATCCTCGTATAATGGATGGTAAATTTCTTGAGGTACTATCATTTCAGCTTGTCTTTAATCCAAGAATCAATGTTGATGCCATGCTCTATGTCTGTTGGAATATCAGCGTCTTCATCTTGTTTGCGCTCAATCTTTCTCCAATCTTCATCATGGTGGTACAGCCAAACGGACATTGCTTGCAAATTAGGAGCCAACTCGCTTTCGCTTACTTGTAATTCATCTTCACCCGTCAAATTCCCTTCTGAATCACGGAGCTTTCTTACCACGGTGCTTTTGGTTTTTATGCCACCGAGAGCCATTGCAAGGAATTTAGCCCTTACAGTGGCATTGATTGTCGCGCGCCCACGCGCTAAGACTTCGGATATTTCGGTGTACTCACTTTTCTTTTCGCAGAATGTTTGAGGCAAAATCCCTATGGCATAAGCAATTTCCTTGTCAGTGAATCCCTTTTTGGCATACGATTCCACGAGAGAAAGAAATTCCTCGCTTGTATAATCAAACTTAGGCTTTCTTCCTCCTTTACCTTTTCTATTTTGAGATTCACTATTGCTCATATTACTTCTTTAATTTTCCACATTTCTCACATTGTTCATACCTGAACTCAGAGAACATCACACTACCTTTCCAAACATAATGATGAACACAAAACAGGTTTTGCTTTAGAACATTCCTTATCCAAAGTATAAAATCGCCAATCATAATTTTAACCGTTATTGTTACCCATATATACACGGCGAGAAATTGGCTTGTTTCCATAGACATCAACTCCTCTTTTTGAGAAATAGCTATCTATTTTCTCAGCATATCTTCCCATTATAGATTTCGTTCTATCCCTTATGTTTCTTTGTCTTGCAGAACCTAACCCGTATTGTCTTCCAGCGTTGTACATTATTCGTCTGGACTGCTGATATAACTGGCTATATGTTTTCTTTCTAACTCAGCTTTCCTCCCAATAATTAATCTATTCTTTCTACTTGTTCATCAAAAACTTCTCCCTTTATAAACTTCATATCTGGTTCATACCCGAACCTTTCGCAGAAAGCGGCTTTAGCTTCATAGGTATCGAAGGACAACATCACATAGGCATCCATGTTCTCGGCTTGCTTCTGTGCGTTTTCTTTCACCTGATGTTTGACCTCTTTCATGTGGGCAACCTTTTCGACACGTTCCAACTGCTTGGCGGCTTTATCGGCTTCTTTCTGTTCGGAAACTGGGACCATCATATCAGACAAAGCATCCGCAATAGAGTTTTCCTCTTCGGTCTGCAAAAGATAGTCGACACCAATCATATTCAAGTCTGCATCGGTCAGACCTGCATCTTTCCAGTCAATATCAGGAACAATACGGGCAAGAGCGTCAAAATCCCATGTCCCTTGTGCATTAGGGTTGTTCATTAGAATGTTTAACTCCTTTTCCTGCTGCTCGTCCACGTCTATGACATCAACACGAATGCGGTAGTCGTTATCGGGAAACTTTTGCAATTCGTCCATGACAGACAAACGCTGGTGCCCGCTGACTACGGTAAGACCAGTACGCTTGTTCACGACAATTCCACCGACTAAACCAAACTTCTTGATGCCACGTTTCAGTGTCTTACGTGATTCATCGGAAAGTTTTCGGGGATTATAATCCGCAAAGTGAATGGCAGAACGATTAAGTTCCACCGATTCACTCTTTATGTATTTTGATAATTCCATATTAGCCATTACTTAGACCGAAACCTCTCTGCCGAAGAGTATTCCTTTCGGCTCTTGCTATAAGATTATCACGAGATTGTTTTGCACGCCTGCTTGCAGCACTGCTACTCCATGTATTTTTTCTTCTCCAGTTAGCTTCGCTCAATCTTTCTGCCTGAGCATATATCTGTTCTCTTGTCTTTCTTTTTCTGACTCAGCAATCCTCCTTATTAATTTTGTTGATTATGATACTCCCAAAGCACTCTTTCAGCCATCGGGAAAACTCTGTAAATTCTCTGTAAATCTTGCGGGTAATTCTTCTCCATCCAAAGCATACAATCAAGATTGAAACCTACTCCCGAACTGGCTTTCAATGAATATCGAACTGGTTCGGGTAAATTGTGCTGCCTCATATAAGCAAGAATATCCTTTTGTGTCCAATCAGCCAAAGGATAAACCATACCGTTATTCTCGTAACCGTTTACCTCATACCCTTTCAACATAAGCCTACGATTCATACCATCAGCTTTTTTCATGCCCAAGAATGTATAATAAACTCCATGAGTAAGCTGCATAGCCTTTACCACATCTGCCAACTTCAACAGCTTTACTTTCGGATTTGGCACACAATACATACCGCCACGGAGAATATAAGTAAGATTCCAATGTGGTACTTGAACAAACTCTATTTTCGGATATTTGGCTTTAGTCCAGTTTATCCAACGGTTAATATGTTCCAAATTCTTGACGAAATACATGAACACGCAAACAATCCGGTCAAACTTCGGATAGACTAAATCAAGCAGAACAAGCGAATCTTTACCAAGTGATAAAAACAGTAAAGCCTCATTCGATTTTACCCGAATGAGGTCTATATATTGACTCGCTTGTTCTACTTTGTTCATAGCTAGCCACCACTTAAACCAAATGAAGTACGAAGATCACTGTAACGCTGTCTGCGTGATCCTAACTGTGTGGCACTTGCTGTACCTCTACGATTGGCAACCAATCTACCACCTGCCCCTGCACCATTCATATTTCTGCGAGGTCCGGCTACTCTGTTAATTCTTCTTGCGACTCTGCTTTCTAATTTTAAAAGTTAAACAAATCAATCTATATGTTTTTCTAATATCTTGCCCAAAGTATAATCCATTTGTGCAGCAAGATATTCTTCGCCTTGATGTTCGTAAACAATATCATTACCGTTTTCATCTGTGAGAATAACAGCTTCTGCTGCTTTCACTTCAACGATAATATAAGGACGTTTACCTGTATATGCACCTGTCAGAAGCTTGATTGCATCGTACTTGATAGGCTTCAATTCTACCTCACCTTCTTCAGGCAGTTCTGCATCAGCCGGATATTCTTTACCGCTACATAGGTAAGTGATATACTTCTTAGCGTTAGTTGGTCTGATTTCACGGTATTCGTGGGTTTTCTTGCCTGCCAAGATTTCATCGAAATACTTCTGTTTGATGCTTAATGTAAGAATGTTCATAATCGTGTCAAATTTAAATTAATACTCAATAGTTGCGGGGGGCTGAATCGAACAACCGACCTTCACCAAGTCAAAGTGAAAAGCTACCACTGCTACACCCCGCGATAGTACCCCAAAGGTACTACCACAACCAAAGATAACGAAATATCTTCAATCGTTATACACGACAATTGGCTTATTGTCGTGAACTAAGCCATTTATCCCGTCTTTCTCTACACGCCTCTAAGGTAGGTGCGCAACAAGCAAAGAGTTCACCACTTTCAGTACGGTAGTCGTACTGGTACATTCTCACTCTTTTACCTCTCAACCTGGTGTTGTAGGTGGTGTAATTTTCTTTACCGGGTTGACATACGCTGCAACCGTTTACATTTATTGAGTTCATAATTCAAGTAATTGTTTCGTTTTATCCACGTCTACAAAACTCATCCACCCTGCTTTATGCAGTTTTATAGCTGCCTCTCTGATTGTGATTTTACCACTCTTGACACTTTCTTTCAAAGATTCTAATACATTCTTAATTCATTTTCACATTCAATCTTTCTTCACTCGTATAAGTCACTACAAGCCCAGTTTCATCATGCTGTATGGTGATGTACTTTTCACCCCTCTCTATAGTAGAGAAGTCATAAGGGGTTACCATCTTACCCAATACCTTGCCCAGTTGCTTCATCAGTGGGGCTTCAGGGCTGATAACTAAAACTAAATCTGCTTTCATAATCGTGTGTATTGTGGTAGCCCAAAGGCTACCGGATTAAAACTTATGCTATTTCTATGCTTATTATATCCAAAATATTGTCAGTAATCATGCTATTTACGCTTAATTGGGCAGACTGAATATTGTTATCAACCATCCATCTTTTCGCACGATTAACAGCGGTTTTCTTACTACTGCCGTCCGGTATCAATGCACCCAAATCATTATAATCATCATCTAACAGTTCAAAATAATATCGCTTCATAATCTTCTATATTATGCAGGGCTTTCGCCCTGCTGGTTAATTATTTAATATCGTAATCTCTTTGTTACCTACTTCTGTATCAACGTTCAGAACTTCATATTTTTGAGCCTTGTAGTTATAAACGACTTCACAAGTATTGAAACCTCTACCATCTTCTCTTTGGTCATAAACAGTATTTATATGCTGATACATCTTCTTGCCTAACATGAAGTTTATCTTACCTGATGTACAGAAGTAGAATGCTACTGCATACTTCAATGTTTTCTTTTCATCAACCTTCTTTGTTGCCATGATCGTATATCTTTTAATTGTTATTACTTCGTTTCTGATGATGCAAATGTAAATGATATATTTGACACTACAAACAAAATAAGAAAGTATATTCTTTCATTTAACAATATTTCGTAAATGATATATTTGACACTACTATAATAAACGTATCTTTGCAAAAAAAACTAAAGGTATGAATAGAATAGAATTGCTTATTAAAGAAAAGGGGTTTAATATGACATCTTTCGCAGAAAAAATGAACACTACCAGACAGAACCTATATGCTATATTGAAAAGCCCGTCTTATCCAACACTTGAAAAGGTTGCGGAAGCCCTTGACGTTCCGATGTGGCAACTCTTTGCTTCACCGGAAGAAGTGAAAAATGATGCCAATACTATTACCTGCCCTCACTGTGGTGGAAAAATTCATTTTGACGAAGAGCCACGTATGCCGGAACATAAGAATATACGAGGGAAAGAATACTATAAATAAAGAAAGGAGAATAAAACATATGGGAAAAAGGATTTATGTCAATGGAGGAATCTTAATAACGACTCCATTTTTTGCATATAAGAATGCAGGGGCATCATACGATCTCCCTCCTGAAAATTCTGAAATTATAGAGCCCAATACTATAACTGAAACAGGAGAGCCTTACCTTGAAATTAGCAATGAGCATCCCCAATCTATTTTTAATGAATATTACGCAAAAACATTCTTTACAACACAACATACATTTGCTTATTTTTTTGCAAAAGACTTTATCGGATCATATAATGATTTTAAGCAAAGAATTGATGAAATCCAAAGTGTAATTAACATCAAAGGATTGGACGAACAAAAACAAAATATCATCAATAAATTGTCATATATTAATATCATTACATCATTAGATACATTTATTTGTGACATTATTTTAACCAAAATAATCCAAGACGAAGAAAGTTTCAATAATTTTTTCAATTCAATTCCTCCATGCAAGAAAAAAGATGAAATGACTAAATTAAAAGAAGACAATCTTGTTGCCCAATGGGAGCAAAAGGTCATAGAATATGTAATGAGGACATCTTATAGTAACATTGATACTATAAAAGATATACTCAAAGAATTATTTAAAGTTTCTATAATCGACACAAATGGGAAAATGAAAAAACACTTCTATTATAGGAATTTATTAGCACATAGAAATGGTAGAAAAAAAGATGGAGGTTATATCAATATAACTAATGAAGAACTTAAATCCTTAATAACTGATACGCAATCCATCGCAAAACAAATCCAAACAAAAATTAAGCCGGAGCACTAAGCCCCGGCTCATTAATTGATTAGCCCTTTGATTCTTAACCGATTTACGATTTCGGTATAAAGATACTCTATATCCCCGCTGAAATCCCCATAGTTCTGATAGAGAAACACGACATCAGCGCAGTTGTCGGAAATTGTACTCTTGGACTGAACCCCAAGTACCCTTGACATCTCTTCGCGTAACCCAGCTGTCATTTTCCCACCGGCAAGCGAACTTGGAGAAAACAGGTACAGGATAATGAAGATGAACTTCTTCCGCTGGGTAACACTATCAATACAAGGGGGAAGACTTCTGCTATTCAATAGCTCAACGAAGATTTTATAGATATCCCTAATAAGGCTTTTATCTCTCAAAATCGGTGAAGCTAAGGTATTTTCTTCTTCTGAAAGTTCTGATTTCTCAATTCTAATCTTTTTAAGGCGAATTATTTTGTTAAAATCCAGTTCCATAACACGATTATTTTAAAAGTAAATAGTATATTTGCATCATAATCGTGTAAGGAAGAGCTGATTCATGGTCGTGCGTGGGTTGGCTCTTTTTCATTCTTCCCCATTCGTGCTGACGAATGGTTTCTTTTCCAAATCATAGCAAGTGATATATACCCGTTTCCCATTAACATCACATAGAGCAAGGGCATATCCTTTCTCTAGTATTTTAACCGGCTGATTGTCGCAATAGACAGTACTTCCAACCGGAACTCTTATAAAATGACGTACTATCATTTGATTATCTTTAGCTTGTTATACCAGCGTGAAGAGAAAGGGAACCACCCGATTAGGAATGATTCCCCGAAAATAGTTACTTTATATAGTTTGCTCATGGCTATTTCTTTTTCAAATTAGACATCACACATTTAATCACTTCATAAATGAAAATAGCAAGAAAAATAGTAGTCCATGGATATTGGTTTATCAGTTCATAAAAATCTCTCATAGTTTTACCTCCTTCCACTCACTTTCTATAATCACATGTTCACACTTATTACACCTATGCAAATAAGTTGGGAATGGTGCCGTTGTATAGTCCTCAACAGCTATTTCTATACTGCCACATTCCGGACATTCTATCTTTACCTCTTTGATACCGGGATAATCCCAAAAGGATAATTTGCCTTTCACGTCCTTAATTGGATTTTCGTAGAGAATAGGGTTAGCTAGTACCCAGTTATAAACTCCTTTCTCTGCCCAGATGGAAGGATGGTTTTGTACACAGTCTATTATCTCGACGCTTCCGATTATGGAGCCTGTACAAAAACTAAAATCTTTCCACTCTTTGTTTTCCGGTAATGCCAATAACTGCTCATTGGTAAGTATTGAATCATAGAAATTATCATAATTCAAAGGTTTACCACTTGAATGAATCAGTACCCTCTGCCCTAAGTATTTCTTAGGGCAGCTCCAAGTACGGTTCTCAATGTTTTTAATACCATGGACTATCAAAGAGGCCCACGGCTGTTTTATGGTTATTGCTTTCATCTTATTATTTTTTACTTATATTTGTGCCAAGTAACTAAATGGTACGCATTGACGTTAAGGTTCAAATCCTTGTTGCTTTTTAATTATTGTTTAATTTCTAATAAATACTTTTATGAAAATAATACCGACAAATACTTGTCGGCTCATTTCAGAACGTATCTCAGAAATTTTCAGAAATTCTCAGAATAAAAAGCCGATAATAATTAAAAACAAATTTGGCTTTAAACTCAATTTAGGAATTATCTCCTTTAGGCTATGCCGAAAGGAAAGCCTTGTTGAATTTTCAACTCAACTGAATTTGGGGATTTTTCAATTTGAGTGGAGTAGAGAATGGAGCAGTTTAAGTGGAAAGAATGCCACTCATTGTGGAGGCGCAGGTTCGACACCTGCTCTCCATTCTTTTTTATCCTACATTTATCAAGTCAAACAATGTGGGTGCGCTGACCTCCATCTCCGCCTCATACAGATATGAAAGACTGTCTTTCCAATAGTCATAATTCAGTTCTGTAGATAATCCCTTACGTTTCAGTCTGATGGCACAATAAGGTACTGTGCCGATACCTCCGAAGGGGTCAAACACCAACTCACCCTTGTTTGAGTACCGTTCAATCAGTCTTTCAACAATATCGAGTTGTAAAGGGCAGATGTGGTTCTGCCGTTTCTTCTGCGACTGCTTGGTATTGAGCGTGCGCATCCGGGTGACATCATCCCATATCCAGGGTTTCTTACTTACCGGATCGACAGCCATAAACGTTTTAGGCAGCTTTCCGTAAGCTTCCAATTCCTCTGCGAATGATACATGTTCTTCGTAGTTATATATATGCTCGCGTTCGTAGTTCCTGAACAGATGGCGTATCTTGTCTATTCCGGCTCCTTTCACGTCCTCATAGCTCAGTAGAGAGTTACCAGATGATTTCCAACTTGCATGGGCATCTATCTGCCAACGGGCCAATGAATATTCACTCTTGTTCTTTGTTACCGGCAAATCAGCGTATGCACGTGAGGTGTCAGAAGGCAACTTGCGGAAAAGAAGGACATATTCCGGGCATCCGATACCCATCTTTGAACCGTCCTTACACATTTCAGTATAGCCAAGACGGTAAGTCTGGTTATTCTCTCTTACCACGTCCGTATCCACTGTAATACGCCCCATGTAACGGAACCCGTATTTCATGTAGTGGAATACAGTCATTTCACTGAACGGGTCGATGGTGGGCATACCGTCACCAGTGGCGTTGCCGAACAAAACACGGTCTTTCACATGGATGCAAGCTAACCTACCGGGTTTAAGAATACGCATAAGCTCCGGTGTAAGATAATCCATTTGCTCGAAGAACTTGTCGTTGTCCTCATTATGTCCGAAATCATTATAGGTCGGAGTGTACTCATAATGGTTGGAAAACGGGATGCTGGTTACAATCAGGTCTACCGAATTATCTTCCATCTTCTGACATTCAAGTACATTGTCATTATTGATAGCTTTCCACAGTTTGCCGGACTTCTCTTCCCGACTGGCGAACATCCAGCGCATCATCTTTTCCTCTGCCTGCAAACCAAACAAACCGTTCTTGCGGACTATATCGGTCATCTTGGCTACCATCTGGCGGTGTTGCGCCCACTTCTGCATGAATGATTTGAATATTTCACCTTCGCTTTCGGCATACACCAAGTAAAGCTCTACGGGATGCTGCTGCATGAAACGGTAGATACGGGCTATCGCTTGGAACTTGTCGTTGAAACGGTAGTCAATAAACATGATTGCCTTGTGGCAGTGGTACTGGAAGTTCAAACCCTCACCAAGCATTTCAGGTTTGGCGGCCAGATATTTCAGACGGCCGTCTTTGAAATCCGCTATCACCCTGTCGGCTTCATCATCATCTTGCGAGCCATACACAGCCTTACATCCGGGAATTGCCTTGCAGAGTGCCTCACGTTCAGCCTCCAAGTCATGCCATAAAAGGAAATGGTCGTCTTTGTTTTCCGGGCGATTGATAATCTCTACCACACGGGCAATCTTTTCCTGCATGTTGTCCCGACGTTCCTTAGCTGCATCAGCAAGGCCTAGAGCAGCCTCACGAAACATTTTCACCTGCCCGTCACGGTCGGCTCCGGCAGTGGAGTTATCCACACTAACCACTTCCTCATGTACACGCAGTTCAGGCAGTTCATATCCTATATCGGGATAACCGAGGTCGGACGGTTTGGTGAGGAACAACGCCCATGTACTTACCCATAACCAGAATTCCTTTTCCTTGTGGGGATAGAGGGTAAGATTGTTCGCTTTCGTGCTGTCACGCTGGAAGAACCTTGTAAGTGCCTGCCCGGTATCCATCACTCCAAGGTAGCCGGCATAGTGTATCAGCTCCTTGTATCTGTTGGGTGACGGTGTGGCTGTTGCGACAAACCTGTACGGAACTTCTGCAAACATAGGAAGAAACTCCTGATAGGTCTTGGTTCCGAATCCACGTAACACGCTCGCTTCATCCAATGAGGTAACGGTAAAGTAGGAAGGTTCTATTCTTATTCCGTCCTCGCCGTCACGGACACGTTCATAGTTTGTCACCATGATATTGGTCGGACATTGCTTCACCTCCTGCATAGTACGTACATAGGTCACTTTCATACCCAGATGCTTTTCGGCCTGTGTCAGGAACTCCACTACTACACGCTTGGGGCAAACTATCAACCCTTTGCCTCCTGTGCGGTTCAGGATCACCCGCAGTATCTCCAACTGGGTTACGGTTTTCTGCATACCGAAGCTGGAGAATATCGCCCTGCAACCGCCGGAAATAGCCCAACGTACTGTATCTTTCACATGAGGGTATAAATACGGGGAAATTTCTTCCGGTCTGACTTCAAACCCAGTCTGATGGCTGATTGCCATCTTGTCTTTCAAAAATTCTATATAATCTTTCATTATGCTATTCTTTTGTTGATTTCTCCTTTCTAAACAGGTGGCTGAACGCATTATCCAAATCCAAGTCCAGATTCAGTTTGGACGGGAAAGATTTAATGTATTCGTACATCTTATAAGCGAGGTTGTCATCATCACCGCATCTGTCAATCAGTGTGAGCAACATGGCGTTCACCATGTCAGAATCATTGCCGAAGTTTTCCTGAGTGGATTCGCTGCAATGATTCACATCACTTTTCAATCTCTTTATCGCGGCTATGACTGTGTTGAAGTTTCTTTTTGAATCGTGCCGCAATTCAAAGCCTTCCTTCTTGTATTGCTGCTGCATTTCTAGAAGGTTGGTTTCTAAAACGTCCGTGAGGACAAATACGATGTTGGTTATCGTATTCAGTTTGTCTGTTCCTTGCATAATCGTGTATTCTTATTTCTAATTCGAATGAATCCCCTTCGTTCTGTTTCTTCTAACAGTGGAAAGTCTTCATTCTTGATTTCACATTCTGTTTCGTAGTTCACGGAAGTATAACTTGGGATATTGAACTTTTTCCGGATTCTTACGATAACATCCGGATTTCTTGTTACCCAGTAAACGGTTATTCTCATGGTGATATCAGCATTTTTCTAGCTTCCTCATCTCCTGCATCAGCACGGTGCTTGATTTCAATGTACTCAGCATAAGAGATTCTGTTATCTCCACGCTCCTCTATCTCTTTTTCACGTTGGTTTCTGTATCGTTCACGCTCTTTCCGTTCAATATCTTTCCGACGTTCAGAAACGTAGTCCAGCATCGCACTTGTTATTTTCAATGGATCTATTGAACCGTAGAACCGCCCATACTTCCCTGACTTAAACCGTGCTATGAAAAAACAGATTTCAGCGGCATTTATATAATAATACTCCGAAAGGAATATCTCCGATAGTTCAGAAAGTTGCTCTTTCGCTATCTTGGTTGAAACTTCTACAAAGTCATTCAATGAGCCAAATTGTATCTTTAGCCATTCTATCGGTGTTTCATCCCCATAAGTAGAAGACAATAGCCCTAAACTCGGAATGCTGTCATTCAACGCCAGTTCTGAATGGGTTGCATTACATCTGACAAGTTTGAACTGCAAATCAGGGTTGTAATCAAGAATGAATTGTGCAGGATCGGGATATTTATTCAATAACGCCCTCTGCTTCAAGTTCCTTTCTCTTTTTTGCGGCAGCTTCTCTAACGGTTGTAGCGACTGCAAGAACTGAATCACGTTTTCGCTGCTCGCTATCCTGTTGATTTTTACTAAGTCTTGTCCCATTATAGTTTCCTTCCAATATTTTAGTAAAGTTTGCTTGTTTGAAAATCCAATCAAAGTCGCATTTCCAATTGCGGTCATTAGCTCCAAGTAAGAACGGGGATTGAAGAATGAGATTGAAAACACTCCTCACTGACTCTTTCCCATATTGGGCTATCCGGGCTTTTACAGCCTTTTTTCTCACATCAGTCATTGATCTTATCTGCTGGAGTCTGTCTTTGAATGTGGTATTATAGTATTCCATCAATCCGCTGTAATCAATCTTTTCAGAGGGGGAGGGCGAAGAAAGCTTGGCTTTCTTTGATACTCCGTCAGGAGTATTTTCTTTCTTTTGATGTAGAGATATATCTATATACTCTCTTTCTTCTTTCTTTGTATTTGTGCCCTCTGTGTGCCCTGATTTTTGTAAAAGTTCGGATTGCGGTAGATTGCTGTTCATGGGCTGTGCCCCAAGTTGTGCCCTTAGTTGTGCCCATTCGTGTCTTAATTCATTGATTTCCTTTTCAATACCTGTGTCCTTACTTGTGCCCTTGGTTGTGCCCATTGGATTATATTCTTCATATTTACATAAGGTTATAAGGTTCATTCCTTGATTGCACTCAACAGTTATCATACCTTTCTTTCTAAGATGCACAAGAAAGGAACGCACCTTCTTTTCAGACCATTTCCAACGCTGTGACAGAAATCTTATGGATGCAGGATATTGACCTCTTGAATAAGAGATTTCTCGACCTCCGATACTCTCCTTTCGGGGCGTTGCCTCAAATCGTGCAGACTGAATTAAGTCTAACCACGCTTCGCAACTGCTAAAAGTACGGGCTTCATTCCACATTTCATTCGAGAAAAACCTGCGGCTTAGCCTCAAAAATCCTTCGTCCATAGTCTTAGAATCTCACGTTAGTTAATTGCCTTCCGTTAGAAAATACAGCCCACTTACCATTACCGCTATCAAACAATCGTAAATCCGACACCTCTCCGAAACGTTTGATGTTACCGCATAAATCCACAATCCATCCACATTCTTTAGAAGGATGCGGGCGGATGGCACGACCGACTATCTGATACCACATGGCAAGTGACATTGTAGGACGTGCCATAACGACCGTATCAAGTTCCGGATAGTCAAAGCCAGTCGTAAGTACACCCACATTAGCTACTACTGGAATTTCACCAGCTTTGAACGCCTCAAGAATATGTTCACGTTCTTTCTTAGGAGTATCACCTGAAACGATAGCGCAACCGGGTATTGACATCGTTAACCGTTCCGCTTCTTTCAAAAAACGGGTAAAGACCAAAATACCCTTCCGTTTTCCTCCGGCTTTGGGATTCATCAGCCTTTGGACGATATGAACGAGATAACCGTAGAAGTCTATCCGTTCATATTCTTTTTGAACTGACCTATCCGTATAGTCGGCACCAGTAGTATTTACTTTCAAGTTAAGTTCATTCCACCCTGAAGGATTCATTGAATAGTAATCCAACTTCGCCAAGTAGCCCATATCTAATAGGGTTGATACCTGTACATGATAAATGACCTCTGAAAAGACATGAGGTTTTGTCCGAGTGATAAATTTCAGCATGGAGCCGAAATCACGGCTGGAGCTTAAACGGTATGGCGTTGCTGTCAGTCCAAGAACCTTACACTTCACTGCATCAAAAAAATCCTTGTACATTCCCTCTTTGGGGTTTACAAGATGACATTCATCCACAATGATGTTCTTGAAGTGGGTGAACAGTTCGGGATGATTCTTCACACTGCCGATGGTGGCGAATGTTATCCGGCTTATTTCTTTAGAGTTGAAAGAAGCTGAATAAATGCTGCAATCAAGAATACCGTATGAGCAGAGTTTCTTAAAGTTCTGTTCGAGTATTTCCTTCGAGGGCTGGAACACCAAGGTATGACCGTCAAGCCTTGCAGCTATATCCGCTATGATAAGCGACTTTCCGCTGCCCGTAGGTAACACCATAATGGCATTTGTTTTCTTCGCCTTGTTATTGAAGAAAGAAACGGCAGCATCAGAGGCTTTCTGTTGGTAATCTCTCAAACGGAATTGCATTTTCTCAATAAGTATTTGATTAATAATTCTTCATTTCTATTATTTCTCCTAAAGTTCTGCCATGCGGCTCCATAACTAAGATTATGCTTTTCGCAAAATTCAGAAAGAGAATACCGATTGCCATCAATATGTATATATACAGTATTAGTTCGGTTTCTAACCTGCTCTTTTCTGGTAGCCCATTTACAGTTTTCAGGAGAATAATTTCCGTTTACATCTTTTCTATCAATAGTAAGCCCTTTTTGATAACCACTATTCAAAGCCCAATTAACAAACGACTCAGGATTATTTTTCCATTCTTCACAGATACCTATTCCCCTGCCTCCATAATTTTTATAGCTTGAATGTTTAGGTGAATAGCATCGTTCTTTCATACATCTAAAAATCCTATAAATATCAGTTCTTGACAAACCGTGCCTATAATTATACTTAGTGATTCTATCTTTTGTTTTACACCCACAACTTTTTGATGTTCCATTTCGTAATCCATAAGCACTAACAGAATGAATAGAACCACAATCACATTGACAGATATAATAAGATTTAATTCCTTTATGGTCTAATCTATCCAAATCCTTATGCAATACAAGCCATCTACCGAACTTATGTCCTGACAAATCAGGCATCTTATTACATGATTTTTTATAACTCATAACCCTTTCTCCTTTCGTAATTTCTTATTAAGTGCTTTGTAATACTTGATTAGCTGTTCGTACTCAAAATCAGTCATTTTGGAAGTACCATCAGCTTTCACTTTCAGCAAGTCAAATTTCTGTTGCCCGATTTTGGCTATCAGATTCACCCGATAGTCTTCCAAATGATCGGCTTTGAACCTGTTGCAGTTGTGCATGGCATAGCCGTTAGCAATGAAAGTACGCGTATCCGTTTCCATCACGACAATCTCCTCTTTACCTATATATTTGATACCTTTCACTTTGGTATCATATTGAGATTTTAGTTTGCCAAGTTTTTCAATATCCACCTTTTCAATTTTATGCGGACGAACACGCATTAAAAATTGGAGCTTCTCTATGTTTGTACCTGTTATAAGAAATTGCCAAGATTGATACGTTTTTTTAAACGTGCCACGCCTATTTGAATCTTCCATCATCTGCCGACAAGTTTTATTATTTCCTGTGAACTTTTCAAGTAAGCGTTTTATTTCAGAGCAAATATCCATGTACTTCTCACATTGGGCTATACCGACACGAAAACCATAGCGTTTCGTCCCATCTGGATTAGAAATATTCTGTTGACAAATATGTCCGTCAGCATCAATCATTCCCGCAATCCATCCGCTTTCATAGGATTTTTCTTGTTGTATTACTTGAAATGGTTTACAGACAATGGTCGTAGTCCTATCTGTATGAGGTCCGGTCTTGTGCTTCCCATGAAGATTTACGCCATTAACCCACATTTCTTGTGTTTCAATCCATGTGTATGAAGTTCCTTGTCTTGCCCTTGCGAGCCATTTATGGTTAGCAGTTGTCTTCATTTTATCTCCATTCTCTAACTCTACCTCATACACATCTTGAATATCACGTTCTATGTGTGTAACCCTTCCAACCCTATATCTTCGTGAAGTTTTATAAATTACTTCTTCGTCAAAAGCAAATATTTCTTCACCAACACTAATTTCACCAAGCTGTTTCCATATAAAATCTTTCATTAAGACGAGAGAATCCGGTGTTAAACAGTGCCGGCATTCGGCATGGCAATTGTTCTCATCAAACCGTGTTGCCAAATGTGTACGACTGAAATAGTGCCCGCAGTCGGCTTGCACGAATGGTTTTATCTGTCCACATGATATACATCGGAAGAATCCGTTTGGCATACAATCACGAAGCCGGATAAAAAGGGAAAACTCCTTGTCGAGCTTAGCTTTCAAATCCGGCTTCTTCTTTACTGTTATCCCTGCTTTATCAAATAAAGGCATAGGTTTTTCTTTCTTCTTTGGTTTTCGTTTTATGTAGTATGGCATTATTTTATATATTTGCGGGTGTAATATTTGTATTCACTCTAAAATCATATTTATATGAAGAACTATCGTATTATTTTCACTCATCATGGTAATGAGTATTCCTTTACAAAGGCGATAAGTGCCAATTTATCACAGTATAATTTTGAAGTAGCATATAGAACTGAAATCAGAACTTATATGACAAATCATGGATTAAATGGGAATTATGAAGTTGTTGGTGTCATAGAAATATGAAAAGTAACTATTAGTAAATAAGAGGATGTTTTTATCATTAAGCATCCTCTTGTTATGTGGTGGTATCGGCAGGATTCGAACCTGCATGAGCTTTCTGCTTTGAGTAACCCTTCCGGCTGGGTAAAGCTCCAGTACTCGTCGTGCGTCTACCAATTCCGCCACGATACCAGATGCCCGTCTTTCCGGGCTGTCAATTATACTTCGATGATTACGATGTCAGGTGCAACACCTTTGATTGCTTCAATCTGTTCGTCAATCACCTTGTTTTTGTATTCCTCAATGGTTTCATTCGCACCAGCAGAAACCAAAGAAAGTGAAACATCACGACCATCTACATCAGCATAAATTTCAACTTCGATTTCCTCACAAGCAAAGCCTTTGAAAAGAGGAATATTCAGTTTGAAGGATTTCGGAAGATTAGAATCAACCACCTGAGAATAATTATCCGTCTTGCTGCCGTTTTCCTCTTTGCTGCGCTCGATGTCTTGGTTAACCTTTGCTTTGAAATTCTTCAAAGTGGAAACCAGCATCATGTTTTCTGATTTATCCTTGAAGAAAGCACGGTGCATCTTGAAGAACTGGGATAGCTTGACAGGTTCCCATTTCTTATCCGTGTTAATGCCAAATTCCTGCATTTCTTTTGAAGCCTGTAAAATACCACTGATTCCAGTCTGATAGTAGTTGGTTTCATCAATAGTTAATGCCAACCCCATCTTATCACGGTTTACGATGATATTGGTCGATTTCTGATTAATCAGTTCGACACGCTTTTCCAACCATCTGAGAGGTGCATCTATATCGTTCCACTGATAACTACTCGCTCCGGTTCTTTCGGGTCAAGTGCTACCGGTGCTTCGCCTTCTCTTAATACTACTTCAATAGGTTTGCCGTTGTAATCTTTAGGCACAACCAAGTTGATTTTGTTTTCGCTCATGATTCTGTTCCTGTTTTACGGTTAATACTGAATACTGTCTTTTGCATCTCCTGTGGCATAATGGGACGGCTATAAACCAGTTCGCCCAGCTTGTTGTAGAATCCTGCCATCTTTTCCTCGTGATAGAGGATTTTGGCACATTCTTCATTTTCTACAAACTCAGAACCTCTCTTAATGTGGTCCAAAAGTTCCTGCTTTTCTTCGTTCAAAGGTTTCAGACGTTCTTTGAACTCGTCCATAGCCTCTTTCTTTTCTATCTCAATATCATTGATGGTGATTGATACTTCAGCTAATGTTTCTTTCTTTTGCGCCAATTCTTCGGGTGTGAATCGGTGAGTATAACCGATTTTCTCCACTGCATCGGCATTGTCCTGAAGAAACTGCCATCGTTCCTGTTCAGGAATGTCTTGTCCTAAAAATTTGTCCATATTATCTATAACTTATTTTGCCAAACTCATTGTAAACCTTTCTTGCAGTACCCATAGTATTATAAACTGGAATATAGCTTCTTTGAGAGGCTTTCTCTATTTGGTGAATACCGCTGGATTTAGGGTTGATTGATTTTTCAGGATGAAAGAATCTTGCTACATCTTGGGGAAATTTTCTTTTCTTCATAATCTCAATTTTTAAATAAATTCATTATTACGTTCAATTTCTTGTTGTGCGTAGATAAGCATCTGTTGTTCGTTAGCGGCAGGCAAATAGATACCTGCCACAGATGCGCTCCAGTTTCGGAAACGGTCAATACTCAAGGTCATTTCACCTGTTGTCAGCTCGGCAGAACTTCTTAAGTAAGTTACTTCCTTACCTTTCTTGTTGACCGTCTTTCTCTCAAACAAATCACGGTTGCAAGTCCTCTTATAAAAATCAATTTTTGCTTCGTCGAGACTGCAACCGTACTCACTACCGAAATACCCTAAAAGAAGATGCAAGTAGCTGTTTTGGGCAAGCGTGCGGTTAGGTAGTTTCTTTTTCACTTCCACCACCGCACGTTCACTAAACAGCTTGTTTACATACTCCTTGAACTTGGGTATTTGAAATTCATTCTTCAAGTCGAACAACATACGCTAAAAAGGCAAATCGTCCTTTACATTGCCATTAACATCAACCGGAGGCGGGAAATTCTGTGGCTGTTGCTGATAGGTCGACTGTGGCGCTGGCTGTTGTACCGATGTTGTTTGTTGGGATTGCGATACACCACCACGCGCATCTATTTTGTAGCACCGGATAGATGCCATACGTTTGAGTTCTCCGTCCTGATTCGTCCAAGAACGACCTTGTATCATAAATGATACAGTGACAACATCACCATGATTAAAGCGGTCAAGTTCTGCACACTTATCGCCTGAAAACTCTAAGGGAATAACATTCTCATACTCGCTACGCTCTCCCGTATAAGGGTCGTAAGTAGTAGCATCTAAAATAAACTCCCGTTTTGTAAATGAGGAACCACCGTTTTTGGATGGTATTTGAACGGTTTGTCCAATTTCGATTATCCGTCCGGTTATTTGGTTTGCCATTAATTTTCTCCTCCAAAAATCTTTTTATCGGTTATAAGTTCTCTGTTTTCTTCCAAAATCCGATATTAAAATAGGAATATATTAGAAATAAGCTACTTATGAGCTTTTCTCATAGAACGAGGTAATGACTTGGCAACGGTCACAAATTCTGCGACTTGCGGTATGTTTCTGTCAAACAACTCTTAGTTTGTTTACAAAATTAGTACCTTCTTTTGAAAAACGAGCAATGTACCAAATAAAATTTTGTAATTTTGTGCCTGTCAGATAAAAGAATACGAATATGAACCGAATAAAAGAGGCATTGGAGTCTAAAGGCATTAGTCAAACAGAACTGGCAAATAGGCTTGGAAAAACTTTCAACATGGTCAATCTGTATGCCACTAATAAGGTGCAACCTCCTATTCCTGTACTGTATCGGATTGCAGACATCTTGAAAATAGATGTACGTGAGCTTCTTATTCCCAACAAACTTGATATAAAGTAATAAATGAATGCCTTTATTGAATAAACTATGCATAATATAATTTGTTTTGAAACGGAATGGTTATATAACAGCCACAAGGGTAATCAATTCAATCTTGAAACCAAGTTGCTTTTGGATTGTTTGAGAAATTTCTACAAATGTGATATAATACATAGACACATTTTGTATAGAGAAGATTTACAATATTATATGGACTATTTTACTACCAAACGTAAATTCGTCAAATTCGATAAATATGATATCATTTATTTTGCATGTCATGGAAGGAATCATACTATATCATTTGAAGGAGAGAATGATGGGATTGATTTGATGGAACTTGCTGCCATGAACAAAAATTTTTTCTCCAGTAAGATTGTTCATTTCAGTTCATGTCGGACATTGACTAACGAAAAAGTTGCGTTAGAATTTAAAAAGCAAACAGGGGCAAAATTAGTGACAGGTTACAGTTCATCTGTTGATGCAATGAGGTCGGCAATAGCGGATATGGCATATTTCAATGAGCTTATGCACATCAAAAATGTAGGCGTTATTCTCAATGATACCAGTAAATTCTGTAAGACTTACAAATCTCTATTAGAAGAACTTAAATTTACCAGAATATGACTTTATTTGAACATCTGTCAAACTTCAAGCGTCATTCTTCTGAAGAGAAATTGACAGCGGCATTTGAGAAATTGGCACCTCATTTCATATATGGAGGCTATATTAAGGTGAATGATGCGTATAGAGTATACATTCGTACCATTGAATTTTACTACCATGATGAGAGCGACAAACCGGATGCAATCAAAGACCCAATCATGTATCACAGGAATCATACAAAAAAAGAAATAGAAGGACCTTACGAGGAACCTTATTTGCCGCTTATGTCGATTTACATGCACAGCTCTGGATATGACATCACTTTTGAGAATGAAGAACAAGAATACAGGGCTTCGGCACTGATTCGTGAATATTCGATATATGATGTTGAGCAAAAAGAGTTTCTCCGCCTGACTTCTAAAGGGATGTTTCGTGATGAACGAGTTCTATATTTGAAATATTATCTTAACGGCTTCTCGCTAAACGGCAAGCCCGGTATCGTATGGGTCGATGATGAACACTTCCCACAATCTAATCTTTTGCAAAATGCGAGAAAAGGAGTGTATATTATAAAAGACGGCAAGAAAACAACAGAAAAAGACAAACGGCAATGGAGCTTTAAACTCAATGAAGATATATGGTTACCGACCGATTGACTGATATTGTGTATTTCTCGGAATGGGCATTGAAGGACTTTCCTGTGCCCATAAATAATATCTGCAAGTTATTGGACAAGTATGGGATTAAATATGGCTTCCTGCGCCATACCAAAGATTATTGGTGCAGGGACTATATGCCCATACAAGTTAATGAAACCAAATTTGTACAATACGCTTATGCTCCTGACTATTTGCAGAACGAGAAAGACAGGAGGTATATAACCGACCCGACAGCCGTTTTGCATGACCTAAACACTCCGACCGTCAAAACAAATTTGATAATAGATGGCGGTAACATTATCAAGTGCCCCGACAAAGTGATAATGACTGAAAAGGTGTTTTGTGAGAACAAAAATATCCCGCGTAACAAGGTAATTGCCATGCTTGAACAGTTGTTTGAATGTAGCATTGTCTTTCTGCCATGGGATAAATCAGAAACATACGGTCATGCAGATGGCATTGTCCGTTGGGTTAACGGAAATACAGTATTACTGACTGCTTACGAAATGTCCCGCTACTTTGCGAACAAGTTTCTCAAAGAGTTGGAACAGGACTTTGATGTCATAGTCATGAAATACTCCACTCGCCCACGGAACAGGGGACATTCTTGGGCATACATCAATTTTCTTCAGACAAAGAATGTTATCATAGTGCCTGTATTCAATATAAAGGAAGATGAACAGGCTTTACAGCAAATTGAGGCGGCATTTCCAGACTATCAAGGTCGTATCGAATCAGTTGATATCTCAAATATAATCAGTCATGGAGGGGGTCTCAACTGTATCTCATGGAACATAAAACAACCCTCATAAATTCATCGAACATACATTCAATGACAATCTCTAAAAAATAGGAAATCGACCAACGGAAGGATCGCAAGTCTGTTTTAGGCATACCAAAACACAAACTTGCTATCCTCCTATTATCATTGTTTATAATCCTATGCCCTTGCCTCTCCTAAGCGGCTCGACAGTCCTCCTAATGGACGAGAATAGCCTATCGAATTGTTCCTTGAACCATTCGCCAATCGGTTGCCCGTTGATGGCAAGTGCAAGTTTGGATTTGTCTATTGGGTCTTTCACCACTTGGAAGCCTGCCCTTTCGGTTATGAACTTCCGCCTGTGTTCCTCCGAGTAGAGTTCTCCCTCGTAGAACAGCGGCTTGCCGCTGATAAGTGTGGCGGTCTGCCGCTCGTTGAAGCCGACTTTAAGGCAGAACCTCTCCATGTACACCAGTTCTTGGAACAGTGGAAACCATTTCTTGGCTTTCTGGATGATGGATTTCAGGAATGACACTTCCTTTTGGTGTGCCGCTTCCTTGTCCGACATCTCCCTGCGGTGCTTGGCTTGCAGTTCCATCAGTTGGCGGCCGTGTTCCTCCTGCTGCTGCTCCATCTGTTGCTGCAACAGTTCTATGCTTTCGTCACGAGCGGCAACCTCGCCTTGCAGGGTACGGTTGTCGGCTTCCAGCTCTTTCAGCTTGCCGCTGCCCAAAAGAGAACCGACCCTTGCCACGAGTGCCGTCTTCGCCTCGGTCTTGGCGGCTTCCAGCTTCTCCGACCTGATTTCTTTCCGTACTTCGTCAAGTTCCTGCTTCGCCTGTTGGCGTTCGGTCTGCAACTGCCGGACATTGGTTTCAAGCTCTCCCCTCTGCCGTTTCAGGTCACGGTAGTATTGGGCGGTAGTGGTGTGCCGTGCTTCCGAACCTCGGACACCACGCTGCAAGCCGTATTTCGCCATTGCTTCAGCGTAGCTGTCGTGGTAGGCAACAAGCTTTTCACGTGTCAGCAGGTCATCGGCACACAGACGCACGGCGTTGGATTTCTTGCGGTAGGTGCGCTTGCCCTCCGCCTGCTTCTTCCTTGCTTTCCTGCGCTCTCCCGTCACTATCGGCACAACCGTGGCATGGATGTGAGGCGTGTGCTCGTCCATGTGCAACACTGCCGAAACGGTGTTCTCTTTCCCGAAAGTGCGGTGCAGCCATCGCAGGTTGTCGTCGCACCATTCGTCCAGCCTGCCATCCTCCTGCACTCTCACCATGTCCTCGTGCGTGCCCGAAAGCACGATGCGGATTGCCCGCACTTGGTCGGGCGTTATCTTCCGCCTGATGCCTGCCGTGCGGATGCGGTGGCTTATCGCCTCGGTGCGGTCTGCCACGCCGTCGGGAAACTCCACCAGCTCACGGTTGAGGTGGGTGCGTGTGGGATCTGCGTTTTTGGGCATTGTCTTGCGTTCGATGTGATCGGATGCGCCTGTGTCAGCCGAACCTTTCGCCTTGTTGATTTGGATGCTTATGTATCCCATATTCGTTTCTCGTTTTTTAGGTTCTACAAACTTGTTTGTCGGTATCCGTCTGTCTGCGGTTCGTGCCGCACGGGCAAACGGGGGTGTCCAGAGGGGTGTAACCCCATTGGCTCATTGGGGTGTTTTTAGCATGAGCGAAGCGGTGCGTGAAGAAAACGCCCTAATGAGCTATGGCTTTTTGTTTTCCAAAAGCCTGCGGGGTGTCGGCGGTTTTCGGATGCTGTTCTCTTTTCGCTTGTAACATCGGCTTTCCCCTGTCGGTCTGCAGGATGGAAGTCCGTCCGACCAGCCTGCGGATGGCGGTGTTCACCTCTGTTGCTTTCCACAGCGGACTTGATGAGGGGTGAAAATCTGATGAAATGATGAATGGATAACATAACACACTGACCACCAGATGGATGTACTCTCAACATCTTTTCATCAAACCGCTCGCCAAAAGAAAAGTGATGAATGGTGTTGTGCTGCCTTTCTCTTTTCATCAGCCAAATCCATTTGTTGAAGATTTGATGAGAATGTAAGCAGCTGTCATTCTTTATGTTTATATATGCTTTCATCATTTCATCAAAATATCAGAGTGTTTCCAACTGAGCCTTGCCTGCCGTGTAGTAGCGCCCAATCCGCTTGACGGGTGAATATCCGCACTCACGGCTGTAGTCGCATTGGTAGGTGGTATAGGAAAGTGAATTGGATGCAGGGGTGAGCTTCCAGCACTCCTGCACCACTTTCCGAACCTGCGACTTCTCCACCTTGACTTGCGAGCAGACGAGCAACGGAACAATATCATTCAGACAGAACGAGACAGATTCAACGCCGACACTTGCCATGATGTCGAGCAACAGTTCAGCCATCTCAATTTCCAACCTGTTGCGGTTGCTTCGGATTATCTTCCGCAGGGCATCCGTCTCCAGCAGCTTCGGGTTGAACCACATACGACTTTCTTTCCCTGTGGATAGCTGCCTGTGTTGCAGGAAATGGAGAAAAGCGGGTATTTCCGTTTTCAGCTTTTGCAAGAAGTCGGTGTCATCACTCTTGAGCGGCACAATCTTCCGCACCCAATAGCGTGTTTCCCCTGCGTCGATGATGACGGGCAGGTGCTCGTTGTTGGAGCAAAGCACGAACTTGGCAAAGAAACCTATCTCGTCACGGTCTTTGCCTTTCGCCTCCACCTTGTAGGATAACGTGGTACTTAGGTTCTTCAACCTCTCGCTGTCCTCACGGCGGTTAAGCAGCACCTCGTCCACCATGATGAGCAGTTTGCCCGCCCAGTCGGAATTGAACTGGCTGCGGAAGTCCTCGTTGGTGTTGAACGTCACGTTGTTTTGGTAGATGGCTTTCAGAAAGTTCAGGAACGTGCTTTTGCCCGTATTCCTTTCTTCGGACACGAGCAACAGGATGGGCAGTTTTTGAATGGGGTACAGATACAGCAGTTGCAGGTAGTCCATGCCCTGCTCGTACTGTTCGCCGAAGATGTGTTCCACCAACGAGCGGATGCAGGGGAAATCCCCCTCCTGCGGTCGGTGGCTTATCGGCTCATAGAGGTTGAGGAACTTGCCGACTACGGGCTTGTAGTCCACATGGTCGGGTACGGTGCAGAAGCCGTCATACTTGGGGATGCCAGCCATGTAGTCCTTGCCGTAGTCCTGCCGCAAGGTCTCGGAGTTCCATGCGATGCGTTTCCTCACATAGCCGCCGTCGATGCGGGGCTGGTCCACAATCTTGTGGAGCGTGGTGCCTACTCGGATGAATTCTTCTTTTTTCTCCATGTTTTCAATAAGATTTTAGTACTGCCGACGCCTTGTCGGCAAGCGGATTAAACATGGGCACAAAGCTACGGAAGGACGGCTAAAACCTTGATACGTAAAACGATGCAGAACGGCGCAAAAGAACCTGACGGATAAGGAAATGCAGCAGGATGGGAAAAATCAGCCTTAAAATGGCGAAAAGAAAAAGCCCGAAGAAGCAAAACCGCACTTCTTCGGGCAAATGGGTTGCCGCAGATATTCGTTGGCAAAGGGATATGCTGGTTTATAGGTTTACTGATGCCATGACATCAGTACATCAGGTTAAATCGCTCATAAACAATCCGTAAAATTTTCCAAAGCGCACAATCTAACATCTGCATGAGGGTCTGCTGCCCATTGAAACCAACAATATTTGCCTTTCTTTTCGCAAGCACAGCCTTTCCAATAAAGCATTACGCACCATTACCGCATTTGAAGTATTGATACGGAAAGCCAGTGCCACGACCATTGACAAGGAATAAACTTCCGAATAATAGCCGTTGGTCAGCTTAATACGCCTTTCTACCTCATAGGGCTTTAACACTCCGCTCTTGTACACGGCTCGTATGGCGGCACGGAGTATCGGGGCGATTACATAGAATAGCTTTACCAACTCCATTTCACTCATCCAAACATTGGCGGTATCGGACGGTACGGCAACCCTGCCGTACCCGTCCATCGTGATTGTTGTCCGTTTCATACTCTGTGCGTTTATATGGTGAAACGTCCGTTTACCTTGCTCTCGAAAGCGGATATGTCGTTTTCAAGTTTCTTGTTCGTCACCTTCGCGTAAATTTGCGTTGTGGTGATATTGGTATGCCCCAAAATCTTGCTCACGCTTTCTATCGGCATACCGTAATTGAGAGCCAAGACAGCGAAGGAGTGGCGGCTCAGGTGGAATGAAATCGGCTTTTCTATCCCGCATTTCTTCGCCACGGCCTTGATGCGCTTGTTCACCATGTCAAGCGAGCCGATATTGAAAAGCCGCTTGTCTCTTCTGAACGGCTCGTAACGCCTGATTATCTGCATAGGAATGTCCATCAGCTTGATTTGGAACGGTACGCCCGTCTTTTGGCGTTTCGACACAATCCATGGTGTGCCATTCATTTCAACAATGTTGTCGGTGGTCAGGTTCTTGATGTCCGTGAACGAGATGCCAGTCCAACACCCGAACAGGAACAAATCCCTTGCCAACGCAAAGTTGGGATTGTCCAGCTTGATTGCGCCCAATGCTTGGATTTCATCCTCTGTCAGAAAGCCACGCTCCTTGTGGTCGGGGTCAACATGGTACATCGCAAACGGGTTTCTCGGTATCTTGCCGTTGTAGTGCGCCGTGGTGACGATGTGTTTCAACGGTATGGAGTATATCCACACGGATGACTGCGCCAGCCCGACCTCGTTTCGCAGGTACAGGCAGTAGTCACGGATGAAATCCTCCGTCAGTTCGTTCATCGCCATGTCCGTCCGCTTGTAGTGCCTTGTTATGAACTCTGCCACGTATTTGCGGACGGTCAGGTACTTTTGGTACGTGCGCTTGGAGCGGTCTTTGCCCACCCGCTTGGCAAACGCCTCGTTCTCCTTGTCAAAGGCACGCAGCAATGTTTCATACTCCGTGCCGATGCCCTGATAGGCGTTGCGTACCATTTCTGCCGTTACAAACGCCTCACGGTCAGAAAGCCGCTGGTAGTGCTTCGTTATCTGCGCCTTGATGTTGTCCAGCGCATAGTTCACCGCCACCGCCTCTCGGCTCTTGCCTTTCGCCCTGTTGCCTTTGGCATCCCACAAATCCTTGGAGATACGCTGTTTGCAACTGAACTGCGCGATAGTCCCGTTGATTGTAACCCGTCCCATGATGGGGACAATTCCGTTCTTTTCCTTGCTTCCGTTTACATAGAAGACTGTCTTGAAAGTGCTCCGCATAATCATTCTTTTTGTTTGGTGCAAAATTAGTTTATGGGAGTTGTAAGGACAGAATGTAAACCTACGCAGAACGCAGAAATAGAGCCTGTTAGCGTTAAATGTGCAATTGGTGTCGGGTAATGGTTTGGAAGTGCATCTGCTGCTGCAATCTGCCTAAATCTGTTTTCCCGACCTTATGCCGTTCTGTGCCACTTAAAGCCAAACTCTCTGACCGTCAGTGAGAATACTCAAATTCGCTTTATTCCGCGTTTTATCCTATTATTTTCTGAAAAAAACCGGATAAATTCCTCACAATGATTAGTAAGAATAGGAATATCACGTTCAGGATTGAAAACGTATGTTTCTGTATAGGTATCTACCACATAACCGCCTTTGTTGAACTCCACAATGTTATACTCAAATGTCCGTACATCAGAACCGTTCTTCATTAAAGCGTATGGATATACTAAATGCTGGTGGTGATCTTTGAACTTTCCCACGGTATAACTACCAGTTGTTTTGATGTCGTGAACACTGGTAGGCATCAGTTCGTCAATCAGACCATAAACCAATACACTACCGTATGCAGTAGGCAAGATGGCTTCTACTCTTTGTTGGGTTAATGCTCCTTTGTAGTAGTTGGCAAACTCGCGGCAAAGGTCAATGTGAAAAGTGAAAGTGCGATTGTTGTAAACAGCTTTTATCCCGTAAAGTTTTCCGTCATCGTGATATGCCTTGCTAATTTCCATTATAGAAGATTTACGGTTCTCAATCATACAATCAATTATCTCCCCAAAACATGTTCCTCTATCAGCTTTTTCGCTATCGAAAGGTACTCTATTTATCCTATCAATAAGAGATTGGAATTGTTTTTCTCTGAACTCATCTTCATCGCATGGAGGATTGTCAGAAAAAGCATAATATTTTTGATATATCTTATCACTATCTATATAATTTTGATAAGAATCTAACAATGTTGGGTATAGTTTGTAAGATATTTTACTCATTCTCATATCTCCATTTGTAACCACCTGCTGTAAGATGGCTTTTTCTACCTATACAGCAACTGATAATATTAGCATTATTAATACCCGTTTGTCTTTCAGCCTCTTTAGCACTTTCAAATGTATTTATTGATGTACCATCCTCTCGGCACTGAACAACGGCTTTTGACATCTTCGGGTGATTTATTTTCTTTTTGCTAAACCGTTCGTTTCGTGTTCCGTAATTAGCATTATATCTCCATGTACACCATTCCAAGTTAGAAACTGAATTATTGCTTTTAACTTCGTCTTTATGATTTACACATGGAAATTTTTGCGGATTAGGGATAAACGTTTCAGCGACAAGTCTATGAAGAGATTTATATTCAACTTGTTGTTGCTTCCATAATGATATTCGTAAATATCCACTCCATATTTTATTAGGCTTAATTATCTTTCCTATTATCTTTCTAAAATTACCATACCTGCTTTTAATAAGCCTATCTAAAGAGCGAACTCTACCAAGGGTACTTACTTGATAGAGTCCTTCATAACCTTGAATGTCTTTCCAAATCTCATTAGGCTGCTGCATCTGAGTAGATTTTAGTTTCCTTATTGAATACCAGTCCCAAAGCCTTTACCTTTGCAGCAAACAAACTTCTCGCCATCATCAAAGAACTACCAACGTGTTCAAACTCATTAATATGAGAGGCGAACTCATTAGCGGACTTGGCATCAGTTATAAATTCGATACTTTCTTTGATTTCCTCTATCACCTTATCATACTTTTCCTGTGCCTCTTTCTTGGCTGCAAGCATACCCAAATACGAATTGATTATCTTGGCAGTGATAAAGTCGTTCTTGGCGGTTGGATTACCATTCTTGTCAAGAATGGTAGGAACCTCCATTACTGAAGGAAGATTGCAAGTATTCTTACCGTCATTTCTTGAAGTTGGGTCAAAAGTGATAGTACGTCTTTGGACGCCTCTTTCGCTTTTCATTTCAAGATAACCGAGCAAATCCAGTTCAGTAACGATAGAGTTGTAGGATTTTTCACGCAAGGCAGGGATAAACACCGTATCATCACCTTCTTTTCTTGTGTCGCGATGGGCAACGAAAATGATGTGCTTGTTAAGCCCCGAAAGTGTTCGTGTCATCCATGAAAACTCTGCATTGATACCGCTCCAATCACGGATGGACGGCTGGCGGGTTCCACACTTGTGAGTAATGATGAAGTCCATCATCTTGCCGATGGTATCTACTACAATGGTCTGATAAGCGGACAAGTCCTCTTGAAGAACTTGCTGAACATCGCTCCATGAAGTGACCTGTACCGTGTCTATATTCTCCAAGTGCGCCATGTTCATGCGCTTCACGCCGTTATCGAAGTCCAACAGCAGCGGTTTCGGTGCGCTCAATGCTACCGTACTCTTTCCCATTCCGGCTTGACCGTAAATCATCATCTTCACGGTGGTCGGGATAACTAATTCATTACTTTTCTTAATCAGTGACATAATCGTAAATTTTATAGGGTTATTTGTTCAGATATTTACTCATTTTAAAAGCATTAATAGCGGATTGTATCTCGAACTTGGAATATATGATAGGAGAATTTCTGGATGAGCCTTTTCTTTTCTTATGCACCAATCCTTCTTTCTCTAACTTTTCCAAAAAGTTAGGTTCATACCCAAGTGTCTTTAACCATCTGAACGCTTCTCTTTGCTTGATTTCATCAGATACAGGAGACCGTTTCTTCTCACTGGCAGCTGCACCAAGCTCCGCCATGTCCATGCAGATATTTTTAAATTCAAATAATTCAAGTCTTACCTCCATACCGTCCAGTTCTTTCAATTCGTTCAACTCTCGTTCTTCGTCCCCTTCTCATATCGCCCTGTTCGTGATAGAGCGAAAAAGAAAAGATGCACAACAGGCAGAAAGCAACAGCCGACCTAATAGTAGGTGAAAAGTCCATCGTGAACTTCATACCAGCTATTCTCTCATATAGCATGGTTGCCAGTTCTCTGCCGTTCCTTACGTTCAAAATCTCAAAAGCTCTTTGCAGTTGGTTGTTTATCGTGCTGACCGCTCGGCATTTGAGGTTTGCAATTTCTTTTTTCTCATACCCTTGTGCATACATTCGTGCCGTAATCTCGCATTCAGGTGTAAGTTCATTAAAAACTCTCTTCATAATCGTGTAAGTCAGCTGATTAATAATTGCGAATAACCTCAATATATCCGGCTTCCCTGTTAGTGTCCACCGAATACAAAGTTTGCTTCTTGTCTATTATCCGATCAATCCTTGCCAGCCTGTTAAGATCAGCGGTACACCTGCGAAGCTGTCCGGCAAGTTTGTCGCTAAAGTCAAAGCTGATTCTGTCATTCTTCTTTTTCAGCTTTTTCTTGATTTCTGTTCTTTCTTTCAGTTCTTTTGCCATAAGAGTAAAATTTAATTAATGATTCGTGGATGGTAAGGGAATCGAACCCCTCTCAATCGTGCCAATTGTTTGCGCAATACGAAGCTCTAACCGATAAGCTAACCATCCGATTAAAAAAGGTGCACTATCCTCACGGACGGCACACCCAGTACAAACACAATATAAAACACGAATATCTAATCTATTATCAGAACAATGCTTTTAACCGCGTTCTTGAAATGATCAAACTTCCGGTTCAAATCACTCCAAGATTTATACCATGTATTTTTCTCTTCAGCTAATTTCTCGTTAGCCTCTTCCAGTTCCTGCACACGCCTTACTAAATCTTCATGCGTCATGCCTCTTAATTCTTCCACTGTCATAATCGTATAAATTTAAAATGTCGTTAAAAAGGTAGGAGTCGAACCTACTTCTTGTAAGCTAAATGAATATATAAATTAGAATATAAGTTAATACCAACAATTAATCGCTTACACGCATTCCAACAATGCTACTTCATAAATTACCGCCCAGCTGGTTTACAAGGTGATTGTGCACTCATCCCCATGCGCCTTGTGCCGGATTATAGGACTACCTTTTAGTGGTCTGTTTTAAGTTCTCTATAAGTTATTCTCATGAGCGACACACACCCTACACATATAACACTCATTATAGTGATAGAGAATATTTTCATAGGACTGTAAGTAGTAATAGCCCCGTAAAGCATACCGGCAGCACATATACTAACCAATATAGATAAAACGAATTGGATTGTTTTCATAATCGTATAAATTTAAATAAGTATCTGTACCCTAATCGAATAGCAGAACCTTATTTCAGTTCAGTACAGACTATAAGACCTTTCAGCGATACTTGTGCCTAACCAAGCATACTCACCACGCTAAAGACAAATTGGCGTGCTGAAAGTAAAAATCATTTCAACTTCGTGGCTTTACCACCATCAGACATATACAACCATTCGCCCATTGTCGGCTTATCCTCGGTTGCTATCGGTGTCAATTCCGTTCCACTTGCACCCACCACTATCCACCATCACTGGCTTCGCTTACGTGCCTTCGCAGAAATATATCTTTTTATCGTATCAATATGTCAAAGAACCAATCAATAGTACCCTACCCGATTCTCGCTATCGGTTGCCGTTCAATCCGTCCGTAGGGCTGTCGTGCATTGCATAATCGTGTATTATGCGTATCGACTGATACCTTGTATCCGGCATAGAGCATCGTAATCCATGCCATCATCTTCACAAGTCTCAAAACCTTTTAAGGCATCTTCCAAACTGTCTATCTCATCCGTTATCAACTGGATAACTTCTTTCTTGCTATCAGCATTGAACATCAGGCAAACAGTCCTTTCATCGTTGTTGTAAGCTGCCTCTAAATCTTTATAAAGGCTATCCAACTGCTGGTTAATCGTGTAAGCATTCATATCCATATCTTTTATGCGATTGACATCAGATTAGCTTTTTTGAAGCATCTGAATTCTTGGCGTTCAGTATCATAGTAAGTCTGGACGGTATCATTCTTTTTTCTGTTGTCAGTACCAGTGATGGCAGGCATCAGCTTTTCATTTAGTGTACCGTATGCCTCACGAACGGAACCGTCCACTTTTTTGAAGTAGAACTTCACTATCTTCTTTTTCATCTCACCTTTCAACTTCAAGTTAGCCCAAGAGACCTTCATTGCTTCGCTCATGGTGTAGCCATTACGCTTAACGAACTGCCAAGCAAGGCTCATTACTTCGTGTAAAAATTCTCTTGTTCTCATAATCGTGTATTTTAATATGTTTATACTATTTGAAATCTGAATTAATCTTCGTTTCTTTGTATCAGTTTAATTTGATAATGCAAATATACTATCAATTTTGATATAGTATATCATTTTTGATTATTATTTGTGTTAATAATATCTAATTTGATTAATCTAAAATGATAACATTAAGACAAATAATTAGAAATCAAGGTGTTACAAATAAAGTAATAGCTGATGCGTTAGGCATAGAATCTACCAATATAGGTAGATATGATGATTTATCTAAAAGAAGACTATCAGAATTGATAATCATATCTAAAGCCTTGGATATGTCTCTAGGCGATCTTGTCCAACAGGCAATGGCTGATGAGATTGAACTAGGAGATGTTACGATTATCAATAAGCCTAAATATATAGAAAGGATAGATGAAGAAGGCATAATTAATCTATATGACATTGAGGCTGCCGCAAATTTGAAATCTCTTTTGGTGAACAAAGACCAAAACATACTAGGAAAGATAAGTATCCCCAACATACCGAAATGTGACGGTGCTGTATATGTCAAAGGAGATTCTATGTATCCTTTATTGAAATCGGGAGATATTATAGCCTATAAAGAAGTTCCCGTAGAAATCCAACACATTTTTTATGGGGAAATGTATTTGGTTTCAATAGATGTAGAAGGTGAAGAATATCTAACTGTAAAATACATAAATCAATCTGAAAAAGGAGGTGATTGGATTAAGTTGGTAAGTTACAATCAGCACCATCAACCCAAAGATTTTCCTTTGGCATCAGTTAAGGCACTAGCTTTAGTAAAACTAAGCATTAGGATGAATACGATGAAATAAACGCCATGAGTTTCAACCAATACACATGGGACCTATATAAACAGACCACAATCGGAATAGAGATGATAAAATACTTTTCTGATGCGGGAGGATATGTTTTATTCAAGGATTATTGTCCGTACGCTAATTTCATACCAGAAGATTTATATAACGATTGGTTGGAGAATATATATTGCTACGGTGTATCAGATTATGACCATCCCAGCTCATTGGAAGAAGCAAAAGATTTATACATTTCACTTATCACATTAGGCATAAGGGTAGAAGGGCAACAATGGCTTCCTGCTAACGACTTCAAGAATATGCTTGGGATTATCCAGCCGATGTCCTATGTCTTATCACAGTTCGCCCCAGAATATTTCTTCCCGTACCTGTTCCTTTGCCGAATATTCGAGCTGAATAAAATAGCGGATTTCTTTAACATAGACCTCCCCAATATTCCCAAAAGAACTGATTACAAAGGAAGGTGCATGTATTATTGGGAACTTTGCGAGGTGTTTTATTTGTTCAGAAAAGAAAATGGACTATCTCCAGCAGATCTATGGTCTTTCCTATACGACTTCGCACCCAATAATCTCCCAAGCGAGAAAATAGACATGCCCAAACCGTCACAAGTCTGGTTCATTGGCGGCAGGTTATACCAAGAAGATAAATCCTTAGAATCGAAATTCTGGCAGTCAAGCCCCGAAACAAAGAAAGGGGATATTCTTGTTCATTACGAAACGTCCCCAATCAGTGCAATCACTTGCATAGAGATATCGCTTACGGATGGCGTAATAGACCCTCTATTCCGATACTACGGGTGTATCTATATTGGGAATAGAATAAATATTCCTCACATTACTTTGAAAGAACTACAAACTGATGAATATTTTTTCAAACACCCACTTGTTAGAAAAAACTTTCAGGGAGTAAATGGTTGGTCGGTTAACAGTGAGAACTATTCAGAGTTACTTCGGATGATAAAAACAAAAGGATTTGATATAGAGGTTTTGCCAAAATTGTATGCCCCAACCTTGCCCAAAGACGTAATTATAGAGTACGAACATGATGTAGAACAGCAATTGCTGGAACCATTGCTTAACTCTATGGGATGGTATGAAAACAAAGACTTCATCCGGCAGTTACCAATCCAAGCAGGGAGAGGACATAGGATATTCCCAGATTATGCGTTACATTATGGCAATAAACCAAATGAGGAAAGGGCAAAAGTGTTGATTGAAGCCAAGCTGTGTATGAGGAATAACAAGGAAAGAGAAGAAGCATATTTGCAAGCGCGCTCATACGCCCGATTACTTAATTCTTCTGTGATTGTTTTATGTGATAAGGATTACCTGATTGTTTATGAGAAAAAAGACAGCTTCGACCGGGACAGATACAAGAAATACTGTTGGGGAGATTTTGAGAATCCAGATACTTTCAACGAATTAAAGAACAAACTAAATATATAAGATTATGAAGAAGATTCTATTTACCATAATAGGCTTGTCAGCACTATTCTGTATGAGTTCCTGCGATGAAGCTGTTTATAAAGGGAGGAAAGTGTATAAAGCATATTTCGATTATACCTTAAAAGACCCTGAATCTTTCAAGGTGTACAGCGAAAAATACACAAAGGATGGAGATTTCACAGTAAATTGGGAACTGGATTATGGGGCTAAAAACTCTCTCGGTGGAATGGTGAGGGAGAAGGCTACGTTTACAACTGTTGGTACTTCGATATTTATAGACGGAAGTAGTTACAGGCTTGATGAATTGAAATGATTTGAAAATTGTTTTAGCAATATTTTAGCAATAACAACTAAAGAACATGATTGGAATCCGGGAAGAGTTAAAAAACAACATAAGCTGGGGATTACGCCCGGCTTTAACATGAAAATCTCCTTTGTTTCAACATTGTTTCAACATCAAACGAAAACGAAAAATATAAATAGGTGACAAACAGCAGATTAAGAAGTAGAAAAAATTAGCCAGATGAGCTAATGCCCCGAGGAATAATAACATTGCAAAGATACACAGAAAATCAATACTACAAAGCTTTTGGGAAAGTTTTTTTCACGTAAACAACAAATTTTTATTTGTCACTTTTATGCCAAAGAGTTACTCTTGCGTGAATTTGTTTCAACATAGTTGACTGATTTTAAATGATAAAGAACAACAGTGTTTGCATATTTTACTATTTAACTTTCTAACAAAATAGTATAATAAGCAAATAGTAGAAATAGGGAATCACTATAGATTTATATAACCAGCCTCTGTTTATACAGAAAACTTCATTGATGAGTTCACAATATAAAAAGAAGGTATAAAAGCCAGCCTAAATCTCTGCAATCGGCTTAGACCAAACTTCCTCTTTCGTTTCTTTACACATTACGGAAATAGTTCCACCTGCAAAGTCTTTCACATACCCTTTGCGTTCAGCCAACATATCTTCAGCCATTCTAATAGCCTTAGATTTATCTTTCAATGAAAATCCTTTATTAGCAAAATCTGTACTGTCTTTAAAATATATATCATAAGTTTCCAT